TTTGAGTGGTTGTACTACAATCACATGGTAGTATAGTAGGTACTGCTTTACAATCAATAGGTATATCACATTTATTTGTATTATCATTATATTTTCCTTTCTTTTTAGTACATTCTGTTTTATCACACTTTTTTATATCAATCGGCGAACATTTAGCACTACTATCAACAGGGCATTTTTTTCCTCCATTTTCTGCTTTTTGTGTAATATTATATGTAGTTTTTTGAGTGGTTGTACTACAATCACATGGTAGTATAGTAGGTACTGCTTTACAATCAATAGGTATATCACATTTATTTGTATTATCATTATATTTTCCTTTCTTTTTAGTACATTCTGTTTTATCACAATTTTTTATATCAATCGGCGAACATTTAGCACTACTATCAACAGGGCATTCTTTTCCTCCATTTTCTGCTTTTTGTGTAATATTATATGTAGTTTTTTGTGTGGTTGTACTACAATCACATGGTAATATAGTAGGTACTGCTTTACAATCTATTTTTGATAAATCTTGAATAATATTATAATCTAAAACTTTTAATTTTGCGTCTTGTATTTTATCAAAAACATAATTTTTAATATTTTTTACATTATTACAATTAATATTATTAATATCAAATACTGTATTATTAATTTTACAATTATTATCAGGATTTATAGTTTGGTTATTATCAATTTGTTTATATAAAGGAGCATATGTTAAATTTTTATAACATAAATCATTACTATCTTTATATGATTTTAAAGCATCACATTGCTTTTTAATTACATTAGAATTATTAACTAATACACATTTATTATTATATAATTTCTCATTTTTATTACATTCTTTTAATATATTATAAGTTCCATCTGAATTAACTTGCGAATTTACAGGTATGCTTATACTATCGCTTGTCGGTTTTTTACGACATGCATTTTTAAGTGTTAAACTAGTATTTGTTTTATTAGCTGTAAGTTTACATACACCATTTTTATTACATGTTTCAGAATTGAATAATCCTTTACTATCAATTACATATGCTGAAGCACCAACTAATTCTGGATCTGTTTGTTTTGCATTACCTTTCATATTTAAACTACATTTTACTCCTTTTTCACCACTCATAAAACGTAATTTATTATCGGTACTTATTTTTCGTGCTACGGCACCGAATTTATTGATGAATTCCATAGGATCAGTATTATTAAATATATTATTATATAATGTATTATCTGTAATATTTAACAATGATGGATCAATAGAGTTATTATTTAATTTTTTACCTGGGTAATTTTTTACAGTATTAACACCAGTTTTAGCATTTGATAAAAATACAATTGTAGCATCATACAATACACCAGGACATGTTATATTATACACTTTAGCGGTATTACTTATTTTTCCTACTGAATACGATGGATTCTTACAATTAAAACCTTTAAAAATAGTATCTGATTTTATAACTGATACAGGTTTTTGATTATATATTTTAGCTGTACATGTATTATTTACTTTATTATAAGTACCTTGAATATTATCTATACATTTTTTATTTGTATCATAATTTAAACAAATATTACACGAAGTATCAAGAATAATACATTTTTTAATATCTGTGACATATATGCTACCCTCCTTACATTTATAATTTGTTTTATCATCAGAACATTTTAATAATCCTGAGGTATTATTATATTGATAATTAGTACATGACATTAAATATATATTATTAAATATATATTTATTTATTATTGTATTAAAAAATTGTATTATTATAATGCATAAACATTTGTACCAAATAATCCTTTTTGTATATCATTAATATATTGTTTATTTAAAATTTTAGTATTACAATTAATATTATTTAAATCAAATGTATTTTTTTTATTAAAAATAGAACCGCATATTTCATTTCCATTTTCATTTTCATTTTTATATAAAGGATTAAAAGATAATGTTTTAAAACAACTACTATTAGTATTGTTATCTGTATATTCTGTATTTGATCTTATCACGCTACATTTTGTTGATGCTTTACATGTATTATTTTTAGTTACTTTTTCATTTTCATTACACTCCGCATATATAATATAATCTCCATTATTATAATTTAATTCAATATTTTTTTTATTGCTAAATAGAAATACTGCTTTAGTATCACGAATATTACAACCATTTTTTAGTGTCATTTTTTTATTTTTTTTATTTCCATTAATTTTACATATATTATTTTTACAAATATCTGATGGCATGGTATTAAGTGGTACATATCCACCTTCACCATTAGTGTTCCCACCAGTTATACTTAAAGGACATATAATACCTTTATAACCTAGCATAAATTGAATATTATTATATTTTTTTTTAGATAAAGGTGTAGTTAAATTATTAATAACATCTGTTATACCGTCGGTAGAATTATTATCAAATGCAGTATTATACAGATCTGCTCTATCATTAGGTAATAGTGTTGGATCAATTGATTTATTATCTAATTTTACACCATTAAATAATGTTGTCATCCCCCTAAACTCTGATATATTACCATTATCTGTTAATTTCATTAAAGTAGCATCATATTTAAAATTAGGACATTCTAAAATATAATCTGTGCGAGAATTACTAAAACGCACATTAGAAATACCAGATAATATCTTAGGAGTTGATCCATCTCTACATTTAAAATTATTTTCTGTAAAAATATTACCTTTTTTTTCGATAGGTCTTATTCTTTCTATATATATTCTAGCCTTGCATATATTAGTTGTAGCATCATAAATACCATTATTATTTATAATACATTTATTATTTGTATCATAAAGAGAACAAATATTACATGTAGTATCTGGAATAATACATTTATTAATATCAGTCATATATATACTACCTTTATCGCAATACTTGTTATAATCTCTTGAACATTCTAATTTAGATGAATTTTGATTATATTTATAATTACATGGCATATTATTATTAAATATATTTTATAATAAAACAATATTAAAAAATAATAATTAATTTATATTAATTATTATTAAAAATGTAATTTTATATAATATGGAAAATAATTATATTAATTTTTTAAATAATAATAGATATAATAAAGATATTTATATTAATTCATCATTTCATAATAATAAAATAAAATTAATAACATGCGATGCAACCGCATCATCATTTCCATTAAAATATATTGAATTATTTTTACAAGATAATATATATCCATATTATTCTAATGTACATTCAAATAATATTTTAGGAAATTGTATGTCATCATTAATGACACAAGCGAAACATATAATAATGAATTCAGTAAATGGTAATTGTGAAACTGATAAAATAATTTTTAATGGATCCGGTGCAAGTTCATCAATAACTCAATTAGTACATTTAATAAAACCAAGATTAAAAAATAGTGTAGTATTTATATCAATTTATGAACATTTTAGTAATTATTTACCATGGCTACATTATAGTAAAGAATTAGTAATATTAGATATTGATAATAATGGTTTAATAAATATAACAGAATATGAAAATAATTTAAAAAAATATAATAATTTAAATAAAAATATATATATATCAATATCTGCATGCAGTAATGTAATTGGTGTATTACAAGATGTTAATTTATTATCTCAATTAGCACATAAATATAATGCTACCATTTTTTTTGATATGGCTGCATGTGCACCATATATAAATATAAATATGCATTATAATGATAAATTAAATATATATATGGATGGTATATTTATAAGTCCTCATAAATTTCCTGGATGTCAATCATCACCAGGATTATTAATAGTAAATAAAAATATAATATGTAATAATATTTCATATACTCCAAGTGGCGGAACTGTAAAATGCTGTTTTAAAAAAAGTGGTCCAATATATTCAGAAAATATAGAAACTAAAGAAAATGGTGGAACGCCTAATATATTAGGTATAATAAGAATAAGTATTGCATTTAAAATAAAAAATAATTATATAGAACAAATATATGAACATGAATTATATTTAACAAAAATATTTACAAAATATTTATTAAAAATACAAAATAATAATAAAAATTTAATAATAATAAATCCAATAAATAATATGAATAGATTACCAATATTTTCAATTCAAATATTACCATATCATTATAATTATATAGTTACATTATTATCTGATATATTTGGAATAACAACTAGAGGTGGAATAAATTGTAGTAGTATATTTGCTGAGAAATGTTTAAAATTAAAAGAAACTGAAATAGAAAATATTAAAAATGCAATTATAAATAATATGGGTGTACCAGGCAATTATGGATGGATTAGAATAACTTTAAATAGTATTCATACAAAAAAAGAAATAAAATATATAGCACATGCTATAAATTTTATATGTAATAATGCTGAAGAATATAAAAATTATTATATATATGATAAATTAAAAAATAATTTTATACTAAAAAATAATAATAAAAATATAATAAATATAATATTATAATATCAAATAAATTAAATAATAATATTATCAATTTTAATATATGGTAAAACTTTAAACATGATAAAAACCAGACCATTTATTATATTAATATAAATTACTTTCAGACATTAAAACTTTTTTATCATATTGATATTTACATAGTTTTCAAGTTGTTTATAAATAACAAAAATATTATTTAATTCAATAGACTTTATTTTTTTAGAACTAAATTTTAAACAAAATCTTTAAATTTTTCAAATAATTCATCTGTAAAATGTTATAATTAAAATATTTAATTTAACCAATCATATACGTTTTATGTTAAAAAATAATTTTTATAAGATATTTATTTGAACGTTTTACCACTTCTACATTTACATCCCATAAAAAAAATTTATAATAATTAATTCTTAAATTTTATTTTTTACTAAAATTATTATTTTTATTAAATATATTTTAAATTTTAATAATTAATATTTTTATCATCATACTTATTTTTTAATGTAATATCAGAAACTCCTGTAGAATAACATTTTCATTTCCAATTAAATGATAATAATTAGTAAAATAATCCATTTTTTACTTTGCTAGAATTTAAAAAATCAGATTTTGGTAACTGTTCTTCATTTCCATAACACCATAAAGCAAATTTTGTTTGATCATTTACTATATCTGTATTAGGCATTGTATAAAAATTTCTATCTGATATAAATTTCCCCCATAATTCAGAATGATCAATATAAATATGGGATTTAAAATTATCTTTTATTTTTTTTTTAACATTATCATATTTACAAGCAGGTAATCTATTAGGATTATCTATTAAATCACCAATTGTATAATTCATAAATGGATTATTTTTTGTTGGCATATGACATATTTTATTAGTAAATGGTTCTTCTAAATTATTTGTAAAACCTAAATATATACTTATTATTATTAATATTAAACTTATACTTATTAATTTATAATTTATATTAAATATTATTATTATTATAAATAATAATATTGATAACTGAGCTAATCCATTTATTATTCCTATTTTATTAAATTCATTTTGTGAATTTAACAATATTGATAAATTATTATACCATAATAATTTATTATCCATATAATATATTTAAGAATAAATTTTTTATATAATAATTATGTGTAATAATTATTGTTGGGTTGAAAAATATAGACCTATTAATTTAAGTGAAATTATATCACAAAATAATATTATAAATTCATTAAAATCTACTTTAATAACTAAAAATATTCCTCATTTTATTTTTTATGGTCCATCAGGATGTGGTAAAACATCTACAATAATTGCTTTAGCTAATGAATTATTTAATGATAATATAAATAATAGAATTATTGAACTTAATGCATCTGATGAGAGAGGTATTAATATTATTAGAGAAAAAATTAAAAAATATGCAAAACTATCTATAAATAATAAAGATGATTGTCCACAATGGAAAATAATAATTTTAGATGAAGCAGATTCAATGACACCTGATTCACAATTTGCATTAAGAAGAATTATGGAACAATATTCTAAAATTACTAGATTTTGTATTATTTGTAATTATTATAATAAAATTATTGATCCTATTATAAGTAGATGTGCATTATTTAAATTTAAATCGGTTGATCCAGATGATATTATAAATAAATTAAATTATATATGCGGTAAAGAAAATTTTAATTGTCCTACTAATATAATAAACAAAATAATAAATTATTCATCCGGTGATTTAAGAAAAGCAATAAATTTATTACAAAAATTTCATACTAATAATAATGAAATATTATTGGATGAAATTTCAGGTATTATTCCAAATAGTATATTTATTAATTTGATGGATAATGTGGTAAAAAAAAATATAGAAGAGGTGAATTCAATTATTAATAATTTATTTATTAATGGATATTCATTAATAAATCAAATAATGTTATTTCATAATTATATTTTATATTTAAATATTGATGATGATAAAAAATCAAATATATTATATAAATTAGTTGAAATTGATCAATATTTAATTAATGGATGTGATGAATACATACAATTTATGAAATTTATATATTTTATTATTATTAATATTTAAAAAGATTATTAATATATATTTTATAATATGAATGATTTTTTACCATGGGTTGAAAAATATAGACCTACTAATATTGATGAAATATTAAGTCACGATCAAAATATTAAAACTATTAAAAATTTATTATTAAATGATTCATTACCCCATTTATTATTTTATGGTTCTTCAGGTACTGGTAAAACATCAACTATTATGGCAATAGCTAAAGAAATATATGGTAAAAATATAAGATTAATGGTAATGAAATTAGATGCATCTGACGATAGAGGTATAAATTCAGTACGCGAAGATATTAAAGGATTTGCAGAAAAAAATAATATGTTTCAAAAAGGAGTTAAATTAATTATTTTAGATGAGGCTGATTCAATGACTTTTGATGCACAATTTGCATTAAGAAGAATTATTGAAAAATATTCAAAAACTATAAGATTTTGTTTAATATGCAATTATGAAAATAAAATAATATCAGCAATACGTTCTAGATGTGCTAATTTTAGATTTAATAATATTGATGAAAAATATATATATTTAAAATTATGTAATATAATAGAATTAGAAAATATTAAATATGAAGACAATTCTATTAATATAATATCTAAATTAGCTAAAGGTGATTTAAGAAAAGCAATTAATTTATTACAAACTATTGCAATGCAAACTAATTATATTACTAATAATATGTGTTATGAAATATCTGGTATTCCTTCTCCTGATGAAATAAAAAATATTATGTTTTATTTAAAAAATAAAAATTTTATAGAATGTTACAATTATATTATTATATTTGTTAAAAAAATAGGATATCCTATATCAATATTATTAAATGAAATTACTATTTATTTATTAAATAATTTAAATAAATATAATAATTTATCATTAATTATTATAAAATTATCTGATTTAGAAAATATGTTAAATAAATCTACATTTGAAACTATATATATATCAGCATTAATTAGTATTTTTAAAAAATATGATAAATAATATTTTTTATGATACTATAAAAATATTTTATATTAGTAATATATATATATGAATTATTCTATTAATAATAATACTACATTTTTAATTAAATCAACAGATACTACAAATTATAAATGTGATTCTAAATCTATATACATAACTGATTTTAAACAATGTGTTAAACCTGTTTGTGGGTATTGTTTAAATTATGATAATCAAGGTAAATGTACTATGCCTATAACTGGTATTTATGATAAAACTAATAATACATGTCGTGCAACTATTTATAAAGATACATATAATAAAGTAGATAATATAATATATCAACCTAATTTTATACCTTCATCATCAACAATTAAACAATTATCTATTAAATGTAATAATAATAATAGTTTAGATAAATATAATACTATTATTAATAAAATGAATTATAAACATCATCAAATGATGGATAATTCATATTCATTAACAAATAATAATTTACAAAATGTTGATTCTAAATTTTATAAAATATATGATAATAAATATGAAGAAACAGTAGATAAAAAGAATTCATGTACTAAAGTTAATAATAATGGTTCATGTACTAAACCACCACCTAAAGTTAATAATAATGGTTCATGTACTAAACCACCACCTAAAGTTAATAATAATGGTTCATGTACTAAACCACCACCTAAAGTTAATAATAATGGTTCATGTACTAAACCACCACCTAAAAAATATGAAAAATTTACAGATATTAAACAAAATAATTTAGATATAAAAAGTATTCCTATTGATATAACAAAATTTCCTGATCTTAATACAATAATTGAAAAAGGACTTCCATTAGTATATACTAATCAAGAATTCATACAAACTATTACTAATGAATTTGGTATTAATATAAATAATATAAATATAGATAAATATAAAAATTTATCCTCTTTTATTAAAACACTTGATAAAAAATCAAGTGCTAATATAATTAGTTTAAGTAATAACATTATTAATAGTGTTAATAAAAAAATTAATGATGATTTAATGATTAATTCAAAATTAAAAGTTACTATTAAACCTGCAGAGTTAGCTATTGCGCGAAAATTTGTAAAAGATGCAACAACAGAATATTTTAATACTATATTATTAAAAATTGATACATACATACAAAATCAAAAATTAAATGATAAAACATTAAAATATATTACTAATGTAAGTAATGAAGTAATAAAATCTATTAATGATAATATATCAAATACAGATACATGTACTAAAATTAAAGATCAATGTATAAATATTGATTTACCAAATTCTAATAAAATTAAAAATCAATGTATAAATATTGATTTACCAAATTCTAATAAAATTAAAAATCAATGTAATAATGATTTAATAAAATATAAACAAGCAGCTTTAAAACCTGAAAGATCATGGTATAACTTTTTCTTTTAAATAATAAAAAAATTGTTAAATATATATTATGTTATTAATATTTATAGAGTTTACTATTATGAACGAGAATGTTAAAAATATAATTGATAATTATTTATTATCATATGATAATATAAAGTTATTAGATATAAAAAATAATGTAGTGGATACAAAATTAACGTTTTTATGTAATTCAGATTATTTATATATTATAACTGATTTTAATTTGTATTGTTATTGTGATAATAACAATACAAATTTTAACTTAAATATAATTTCAAAAGAAAAAAATATAATTAATATATTAGATGAATTAATATTAATTTTTAAAATATATAATTATTATGATGGATTTCATATATATAATAATATTGAAGAATTTACAAAATATAAAATTGATTATGAATTATTAGAATCAACCTCATTAAATATTAAAAGTAATAGTAATAGTATAATTAATATTCCTAATAATTTATTATTATCTAAAAAACAAATTATTAAATTATTAATTAATGAAATTAAATATATTAATAGAAATAAAAATTATGAACATTATATAATACCTGATAATGATAATATTTTTATATTATCATTAAAAATGAGAGTTAAAAATATTATTATGGAATTAAAAATAATATTAGATAATAAAATGTATCCATATATGCCACCAAAGATTGAATATATTGCACCAAAAATAAAAATAGATTTATTATTATCTATAATAAATTTAAATATTTTAAAAATTAAAAATTGGAATTGTTTAATAACATTAGAATATTTAATTATAAATTTAGCATCATGTTTAGAACCATATATTGATAATAATTTATTAGATGATATACAGTATTCAATTTTAAATAAAGAAATTATAAAATTAATATCATTAACTGAAAATAATATAATGTATGATATTAATATTCCTATTCCAAATAATAATAATAATAATAATAATAATAATAATATATATTGGAAATCTGGTACAGGATATGGATATAATGAATTACAAAATTGGAATATAAATAGTTATATTGAACAACAAGAAATATATAATTCTCAAATAATAGATATATTAATTAATATAAATAAAGAAATTAATTATAGTAATACAAATGAAATAATTAATTCATGTTTAATTAAATATATTTATAATGAATTTAATACATTAACAATACTAGAATTAGAAAAAAATTTATTAAAATATATACAAATTTTTAATATTTTAAGTAATTTAATTGATAAAGACATATCGCAATTATTTATTGATAATACAAGTATATTATTAAATGATTTATATAATAATTTAATATTATTAATTAATTCAAATGATGAAAATATATTACAAATATATTGTATATGCGAATGGTATATTTATAATTCTACTAAAATAAATAATAATTTATTAATTACTGAATATGAAAATGATATAGATAAATTTAATATTATAATGAAAGAAAATCAATTTAATATATTTGAATTATCTAATAAACATTTATTCTACAAACATATTAATGAAAAAATTGAACAAAAATCTAAAATTAGAATGTTATCTGAAATTGCTAATTTTAAATCAAATTTACCTATAAATTGGGAATCAACTATTTGGGTATGCATTTCTAAAACTCATTTTAATATTTTTAGTTTTATAATAAGTGGACCTAAAAATACACCATATGAAAATGGTTTATTTGAATTTCATGCATATTTTCCTCCTAATTATCCTAATAGTGTTCCTCATGTTTTATTAAATCTAAATAAATCATTTAGATTTAATCCTAATTTATATGATTCGGGTAAAGTATGTTTATCATTATTGGGTACATGGGCTGGTGAAAGTGGAGAAACATGGAATCCTAAAACATCAACATTTTTACAAGTTATGATTTCAATTCAATCATTAATATTAATTGATGAACCATATTTTAATGAACCCGGTTATGAAAAAAATATAAATACAACTGAAGGACATATTTCATCTAAAGAATATAATGAAAATATTGAACCAAAAACGATTGAATTAGGAATGATTGACATGATAAAAAATCCTCCAAATGGTTTTGAAAATGTAGTAAAAGAATTTTTTAAATTAAAAAAGAATGAAATTATTAATAATACTTTACAATGGGAAAATAGAAATAAAAAAGTTACTATTTATAGAAAAGAATTATTAAAATTATTAAATAAATTATAATATATATTATCATATATATTTCCAATTAATGTTTTATCATTTATACAATATATATTATTACTTTCTATATTACAACTAATTAATGCAGCTTTTTTTTCATTATAAATATTTACTATATTTTTATTAAATATATATAATACTATAAAATATATTAAAAATAATATTATACTGAAAATAATATCATCATATTTAATATAATATTTATTAATTCTTATTAATAAATAAATTGGTATTAATTTACATATAATATTTAATATTATAAATTTAATTAATTTATATCTATTTATTTTATCATATATATAAAATATAAATATTAATATCAATGTATATACTAATATTAATACAAATAATGGATTATATGAAATTATATTAAAATAATATAATAAAAACCATATTAATATCCAATTAGAAAAAGTAGTTATAAAATCTATTATCATTATCATTAAAATATATTATATTATATATTTTAATTCATGTTATAAAAAATAATTAATTATATATATAATAATGAATAATATATTTATATTTCATAGAGATTTACGTTTGTATGATAATACTGCATTAATTAAACAAAGTAAATTATATACTAATATTACACCTATATTTATATTTACACCAGAACAAATTGATAAAAATATTAATAAATATTTTTCAAATAATAGTGTTCAATTTATGATTGAATCATTAAATGAATTAAAAAAAAATATTAATGAATACAATGGAAACCTATATTTTTTCAATGATAATTATATTTCAGTATTGCATAAATTACATAAATTAAATAAAATAAATTCTATTGCATTTAATTTAGATTATACACCATATGCCATTAAAAGAGATAATGAAATTATAGAATTTGCTAAAACAAATAATATAAATATAATAACAACTGAAGATTATACATTATATGATATAATGAATGGACAAACAAAAAGTAATATATCTCACAATCCATATATGATGTTTACTCCATTTAAAAATCATTGTATAAAAAATTTAATAATAAAAAAACCAGATAAATTTAATAATTTTAAATTTAATATTATTAAAGAATATAATATAGGAATAAAAAATATTGATATATTTTATGACAATAATATATTTATTAATGTACATGGTGGGCGAACAAATGGATTAAAAATTTTAAATAAAATTAATAAATTTAAAAATTATAATGAATTAAGAAATAATTTAGATTATAATACAACTTTTTTATCAGCATATTTACATTTTTGTGTTGTATCACCAAGAGAAGTTTATCATAAAATATTAAATAAATTAGGTAATAAATCATTATTAATAAATGAATTACATTGGCGTGATTTTTATATGAATATAACATATTATTTTCCACATGTTTTACAAAATAAATCTTTCAAAAAAGAATATGATAATATTAAATGGATAAATAATAAAGAACATTTTGATGCATGGTGCAATGGTGAAACTGGATTTCCAATAATAGATGCATCCATGAAACAATTAAATAAAACTGGATTTATGCATAATAGATGTAGAATGATTACTGCATCATTTTTAGTAAAAGATTTACACATTGATTGGAAATTAGGTGAGCTATATTTTGCAACAAAATTAATTGATTATAGCCCAATGCAAAATAATGGAGGTTGGCAATGGTGTGCATCTTGTGGGTGTGATGCCCAACCATATTTTAGAATATTTAATCCATGGTTACAAAGTAAAAAATATGATAAAGAGTGTGTATATATAAAAAAATGGATACCTGAATTAATAAATATTTCTAATAAATATATTCATGAATGGTATAAATATTATGATGATAATTATATAAAACCAATAATAATTCATAGCGACGAGGTAAAAAAAACATTAGAAATTTATAAATTAATATAATTTATATATTTATATATATGAGTGTTAACCCAAATAAAACATTTTATAGTACATTTAAACAATCACCATTAAATTATATTTTTAATGAAGAAGTACTAAAAATTATATATTATTACACTAATAATATAACAGATAAATTTAATGCATCCATTATTAAATATACACAATTACAAAAATCATTTAGTACATATTCATCAGTTACTGAATTATCTATTGAAAAACAATTAGTTGATTTATTAAGAAATAATATGAGTTCAATAGATGATTTAAAACAACAAATTAATAATTTAGAAATATCATTAAATGAATGTATGAATAAAAATAGTACTTTGTATCAAAAAAAATTTAATTCGTTAGTTGACAAACAATTAACACAGGATGCATCTATTAAGTTAGAATATTTACAATATCTTATAATGTTTGATATATCTGCATCAAATGGTCTATTTTTACCTGCACAATTAGACATAGCAATAGATGCACTTAAAAATAATGGTGGTAAGTTAAATTATAATATTAATCAAATCAAAACAAATAGTGAATCATCATTTAATACTATTACAATTTGAAATTAAATTAATTTAAATTAATTTAATTTAATTTAATTTAATTTAATTTTTAACCACAATATAATTTATATGTATATATATATATATATAAATGGCTACACCAAGTTTTATATTTATTAATAATCCATATGTTTTAACACAAAATGCTAATGTATACGGAGAATATATTAATGAAGGTACGTTTGATTATACTTTTTATATCAATATTAATTCTTTAGTTCCATCTAATCCTGCAGGTATTACAGGAATATTTAGTAATGCTATATATAAACAAAATGATAATAATATTGATTTATTTGATGTTAATATAACATTACCAAATTATACAAATTATACAAATTGGAATGTTGTTTATAATAATCAACCTTTATACCAAGTTTTACAAGGTAATTCTACTTTAGCTTATGGAACTTTTAAATCATATCAACAAACATTAGGTGATAAATTATTAGAAGTTGTTGCACATAAATTATTTGGACATGCACAAGCACGCGCAGCTATTAATAATGATGATTTATTTTATTTACATGATAGAGAATTATGGGATCATTTATCTAATTCAGTAGCACAATCTGATTTTAGAAATGATATATTCTGTCAATATGTAGGATTAGGTAGATATAATGCATGGGCTCCCACAAGTGCTAATAATGCTAGTTCTAATGATGTTAATGGATGGGTTAATTTTAATTTTGTTAATTTAACATTTGATTATCCTTTATTTGTATCTGGTAATATATTATTAAATTCATCATTAACTCCTGGTGAAATAAATGTTTTACAAAATGGTCCTAATGTAGGAGGTACTTTATTAGTTAATGGTGCATATAACATTCCTATTTTAGTAAGATTTCATAATTAAAATATTTATATATAATATTATATAATGTCTGATAAAGCTCAAATTTATATAAATAATTTATATACTATTAATCAAAATGTAACAGTATATGAACAATTTATTAATCAAACTAATTTTGATTATACTTTATATATTAATATAAATTCTTTAGTTGCAACTGATACTACAGGTATAACTGGTTTATTTACAAATGCTTCATTTGTACAAAATAATAATAATCCAAATAATATTGATGTAACTATTATATTTAAAAATTCTGCAACATTTGTTAATTGGAATACATTATTTAATAATAAAGAGTTATCTACCGTATTAATAGGTAATAGTAATATTGCTTTTAATACATTTAAAACAAATCAACAGCCAATAGGTTATATTTTATTAGAAATAATTGCACATAAATTATTTGGTAATGCACAAGCTATGGCAGCTATTAATAATGATTCCACATTTTATTTACATGATACTGAAATATGGGATCAATTAGCTAATTCAGTTTTAAGTAATCAATTTAGGAATGATATTTTTAATCAATATGTTGCGATTGGTAGATATCAATCAACCATTAATAATAATAATAATTATAATGATAGTAATATAACAAATTTTAATTTTGCAAATATAACATTTGATTTTCCTTTATATTTAAATGGTTCAATATTATTAGATTCAACATTAACTAATGTTGAAAAAAATATATTACAAAATGGTCCAAACATTGGCGGCACCTTATTATGTAATGGTAATTATAATATTCCTATTTTAGTTAAATTTCATGATTAAATAAAATATTATATAAATATATATATAATGGAAAATATATTAATAAATATTGATACACGATTTAGAGATCATACAAGATTTAATAATCCGGGTTCATTTACTTATTATTTAAATACACCAATTAAAAATATTAGTTATATTAGATTATCAAGTATTGAATTACCTAATTTATATTATACATTTAATACTAAATATTCAAATACATCATTTATTATTATATCAAATGGAAATCAATATATAATACAAATAGAAAACGGTAATTATGTATCTGAATTTATGATAAGTGCAATACAGAATTTATTTGATATTATTAATAATGCAAATGGTACAAGTTTTATTATAAGTTGGGATGCTATTACATATTTAGTAACAATATCAGATGTTAATCCATTTTCATTAGCATTTAATAATGGAAGTAATTCATTACATTCCTTAGGATACTATTTAGGATTTAGATATGATGATGATAAATATAATTCAGATGATCAATTAACCATGTTAAATCAATTTACACAACAACCAAATTATTATTGGACAAGTAATACATTTTTAGATGTAACGCGAGATGAATATTTATTTTTAAGAATAAATGATTATGGTGTAATTTATAATGATATTAAAGATACATCATTATTAGCTAAAATAATTGTAGGTGATAGTCAATATGTAATAGATAATGGTTCTAATTTTTTAACAAAAATGTATAAATTTAAACAACCAGTAAATATAATAAAATTTGATATAGAATTAATAACACCATTAGGTGTAACCGTAGATATGAATGATATAGATTACTCATTCACATTAGAATTAGGACAAATATATGACAGTACTTTATTAAGTGTTTTTAATGAAACTAGTTTATTTAGTAATACACAAAATAATAATAAAGAAAATTTAATTAAAAAATTATTATTATTAAATTTTTAAAAAATAATTATCTAATATTATTATATAATGATTTTATTTTATAACATTTTAGTAATAATAGTACTAACTCTAATATATGCATTATTAGGTTTAGCACTTGCTATTGCACTTGATTTCTTCCATATGTATACACTTGATTCAGAATTTAAAGATCCTAAAAAAATTAATGAAAATGATAATAAACATCATATTGGTAAAGTTCTTGGAAAAATATTGTACCAATTATTATTGAATACATTAATTGGTTATCATGTTATAACTTATATGTTAATTCCACTATTTACTTTATTTATAAAGTTTTTATCAACCAATAATATAAACCCTCCTGTTAATAATGAGTATCTACTTCCCACCTTCTGGGTATTTTTAATATTTATGCAAGGTAATTATTTTGGTAGATTTATGTATTATTCAAAACGTTTATATAATGGTGACTATAACCCAATAGTAAAAATAGAAAAATTAGACCAAATAGAAAAAATTGATCAATCAGAAAAAATTGATCAATCAGAAGAATAAAAAACAATTAATAGCTTATATATATAAACTATTTTCTTTGAAAATAGTTTATTTATAAAAAAATTGATAATTAATATATTTAAAAAAAGAATATAATTATATATAATAATGGAAAATATACAAAAGCATATTAATAAATTAATAGAATTATATTTTGGACAATTAAATGGTAATATTCTATATGAACATTTATTTGCATCCTATGATAAATTTGTATCTGATATTATACCATATTCATTAATTCAAGAGAATAATATATTCTATGAAAATGTAGAAAAAGAATTTATATATCATCATGGATTTAAATTTTCAAATATTAAAATTAAACCATCAACCTTTGATAATGATAATCAACTTAAATTTCCTTGTGATGCTAGAAGAAATCATTTAAATTATTTTGCATCAATAATAGCAGATATTCAACAAGTTGTTGAAATAATAGATTCAATTAATGGTAATATTACAATTAAAAATATTGGTGAATTAGAAAAAGAAACACCCATAGCAAATATACCAATTATGTTAAAATCAAGATATTGTTCAACAAATATTAAACAAGATATAAGAGGTGAATGTAAATTTGATCCTGGTGGATATTTTATAGTAAATGGACAAGAAAAAATAATTTTATCTATGGAAAAAATGGTAGATAATAAAATACTTGTATTTTCTAAAAAAGATCCTTCATATGAAGATGGGTTTATTTATGTTGCACAAATTAATTCTAAAAAAAATGATTGGTCTGATAATTTACAAATTTTAACAATTAAAACTAGAAAAAATGGAGTATTTACGGTTAGTACATCATCGCAATTAGTTGATATTTCATTTTTTGTATTAATGAGAGCATTAGGTATTGAATCGGATAAAGATATAATTAGTTATATTACATATAATTTAGAAGATACTAAAATGTTAAATTTACTAAGAAATTCAATAGTAAATTCGGTAGATGATAATAATAATAATATTTATACTAAAGAAGAAGCCGTTGAATTTTTATTAACAAAATTAAAAAGAAATAAAAGAATTTCAAATGATGAAACTATAGCAAAATATCAAAAAAAAATGTATTTACAAAAAATATTTAGACAAGATTTATTACCACATTTAGGTGAAGATATACCTAAAAAAATTATGTTTTTAGGATTGATGATGAATAAATTAATTAATGTTATATTAGGCAGACAGCCTCCAGATGATAGAGATGCGTTACATAATAAACGTATAGAACCACCTGGAGTATTATTAGGTCAATTATTTAGACAAAATTGGAAGAAAATGTTAAATGAAATTGGAAAACATTTTAAAAAGAAAAATCAATATGATTTAAATCCAATTAATGTTATTGGACAAATTAAACCATCAACTATTGAACATGGATTAAAAACTGCTTTAGCAACAGGTGTATGGGGTATGAATAAAACAAAAAAAGGAGTTGCACAACCTTTACAAAGGTTAAGTTGGCCTCAAGGAAATTCATATTTGAGAAGAATATTATCTCCATCAATGGATGAATCAACCGCAAAAGTTACATCTATTAGACATATTAATAATAATCAAATACAATTATTATGTATAACAGGTGATACTAATATAATTTTAAATAATGGCATTAAACAAATTAAAGATATAACAGAAGATGATATAGTAATTACTGTAAATCCAAAAACTTTGAAAGAAGAGTCTTCTAAAATTTATAATCTATTTAAAAAAGAATCTAATGAATTATTAAAAATAATAATTATTAATGATTATATAATTAAAGCAACAAATGAACATCCTTTTTTAATAAATAATAATGGTATTCCTACATGGATTAATGCTGATAATTTAAAAATAAATGATAAAGTTTATATAAAAAATAATATAAATTATAATAATTCAAAAAATGTTATATTAACAAGATTATTATTTTTTCAAAAATCATTTGAGAATTTTAAATATAATAATAATGATATAATAGAATATATAGTAGATAATGAACAAGATGCATTATCTATAGCTGATGATATAAAAAGTATTGGATTTGAATATCCAATTATTACATATAATAATAATAATATATTAATATCTTCAGATGATATTAATTTAAAAAATTTTTATATGGTATTATTAACTAATAATAATATTATTTCTGACTGGATATTAAATAGTACTAATATTATTAAACAAGAATTTATTTCATATTTAGATTATAATATAATTATAAATCAATTAAAAATAATAATTAATAATGAAATAAGTATTACTGAATTAGAACAAATACTAATATTTGATATACATTTTAATATTGAATTAGAAAATAATAAAATAGTATTATTATTTAATAATTATATTGATATAATTAAATATTTAAAATTATTATGTATAAAATATAATCAAGAATTACAATTTTATATATTTACATTAATTGAATATTATACATTATTAAATAATAATATAAATATTACATATGAAGAATTTAAAAATGATTATATAAATAATAATACTATATGTATGCCTATTAAAAATATAAATAAAATAAAACCAGAAATTGTTTATGATTTTACAACATATTCTAATAATCATAGTTTCATTGCTAATAATATAGTTGTGTCAAATTGTCCTGTTGAAACACCAGAAGGAAGTAAAATTGGAATAGTAAAAAGTTTAGCTATGATGTCATCCATTACTACACAGAATGCATCACAATATGATGTTATTAAAAATATATTAAAACATAAAAATATAAAACATCCATATGATATTAATCCATTAGAAATGAATAAATATGTTAAAATATTTATTAATGGTGATTGGTATGGCGTATGTTTAATTACTGATGCAAATGATATTTATAATGATTTAAAATTAAAAAGAAGAGAAACTAAAATTGATAAATTTACTTCTATATTAATGGATTATAAATATAGAGAAATTAGAATGTATTATGATGGAGGAAGATTATATAGACCATTATTAATTATTAATAATAATAAATTAAATATAAATGAAGAATTAATTAAATTTATAGATGAAGAAATGAAATTAAAAGATAAAAATAAATCATGGATTAAAATGTTAGATAAATTTAATAACTTGATAGAATATGAAGATATTGAATCATTAAATTATACATTAGTTGCTGATTCACCAGAAAAATTAGATATAGCAATTGAATCTAAAAATAAAAAACCAGATACTAATGAATCTTCAATAAATCGTTATGGTGATTTTAGATGGGTTAAATATACTCATTGTGATTTTCATGCATGGACTATGTTAGGTAATATAGTATGTAATGTACCATTTTCTAATCATAATTATGCAACACGTAATATTATTCATTTTTCACAAGCTAAACAAGCTATTGGTATATATTTAACATCTTATAAAGATAGAATGGATATATCACAAATATTATATTATCCGCATATTCCTATTGTAACTACTCAAGGAATGAAATATAATAGATTTTTAGATTTACCATATGGTGAAAATGCTATAGTAGCGGTTTGTTCATATAATGGTTATAATCAAGAAGATTCAATAATATTTAATAAAAGTAGTATTGATAGAGGTATTTTTAGAGCAGATACATTAAAAAAATATGATGTAGAAATATTTAAAAATCCATCAACCTCACAAGATGATGTATTTACAAAACCAGATAGAAATAAAGTTACAGGTATGAAACAAGGTAATTATGATAAATTAAATGAAAAAGGATATATTCCTGAAGAAACAGAAATATTAGATGAAGATATAATAATTGGTAAAATATCACCAATTCAACCAACAGGTAATAATAATAAAGTTTATAAAGATAATTCAACAATATTTAAATCTAATGTACCAGGAGTTATTGATAGAATTCATACAGGTATATATAATTCTGAAGGTTATGAAATGTATAATATGAGAGTTAGAATGGAACGTATTTTAATTCCAGGAGATAAAATGACAGATAGACATGGACAAAAAGGTACAATTGGTATTACATATCAACAAAAAGATATGCCATTTACTGAACGAGGAATTATTCCAGATTTAATTTTAAATCCATGTGGTTATCCGTCACGTATGTGTTTAGGACAAATAATTGAATGTTTAGCTTCAAAAGAAGCTGCTGAAACATGTCATTTAGTAGATGGTACACCTTTTTGTAATTATGATGTAAAACAATTACCAGAATTAATGAAAAAAATAGGTTATTCTCCATATGGTACGGAAGTAATGTATTGTGGATTAACAGGACGAAAAATGGATGCTGAAATATATATTGGACCTATTTTTATTATTAGATTAAAACATTTAGTTTTAGATAAAGTTCATGGACGTGCACGCGGACCAAAACAAGCATTAACAAGACAACCATTAGAAGGTAGAAGTAGGGATGGAGGTTTAAAAATAGGTGAAATGGAAAAAGATGCAATGGTGGCACATGGTATTGGACAGTTCATAAAAGAAAGATTAATGGAAACATCCGATATTACAAAAGTACATGTATGTAATGATTGTGGTATGTTTGCTTCTAAAGTTATAGATAAAGATTATTATAGATGTAAAGGATGTCATAATACAACACGTATATCGGCTGTTGTAATACCATATGCATGTAAATTATTATTTCAAGAATTAACAGCAATAAATATTTTACCCAGAATAAGAACAGAGAAAAATATTTATTGTGATGAAATATAATATTATTAAAAAGTTTACAATAATGTTGATTATTATAATAATATAAAATTATTTATTTTTGTTTTAATTTAAAACAAAATACATATAAAAATGATTTTAATTTATAAAATAATGAATAATTATTTCAATTTTCATAGATATAAATGATGTCATAATACAACACGTATATCGGCTGTTGTAATACCATATGCATGTAAATTATTATTTCAAAAAATAACAACAATAAACATTTTACCCAGAATAAGAACAGAGAAAAATATTTATTATGATGATATATAATACTATATATAAAAATAAATTTATTAATAAATATATTTATAATAATATTATTTTGTATATAATCTTCATATATACGTTTAAAAGTGTCATAATAGTGTTGATAATTATAATAATAATTAATAAAAAACATAAAATTATTATAACTATTTATAAATGATAAATAATTATTATTATTTATTTTTAATATTAAATAATTTTTATTTAATTTTGTTTTAATTTTAACATTTTCATGAATAATATTACATATTGATTTTAATTTAAAAATATTTCCATATAAAAATGATTTTAATTTATAACGTATAATCATAATAAATTTATATATATATATGTAAATAATGAATATTTATTTCAATTTTTATAGATATTAAAAAAATTTTATTATTATCATCATTTGACATATTTAGAATAATATTATTTTAATAATAATAACATTTAATTAAATTATAAAGGTAATGCTTCATATGATATAAAAAAATATTAAATTGTTTAATTATAAAATTAATATTATTTTTATCTAAAAAATAATATTATTAAAAGTAATATTTAATCATCATTATTTTTTGTACTATATTTAATTCTTCTTAATGATATTTTTTCAATAATAGGTCTTGATTTTAATACATGTTCTAATAAATTTTGTGCTTTCTGAGAATCTCCTGTAGCTTCTGTCAGTGCTTTTTGTAAAAATTCTTTAGCCATTGGTTTTTGTGATTTTGTAATATTTCTTTTTAATTTACCATCAGAAACATCAATATCATTTTCATTCATATTTTGTAAATAATTTAATATTAATTCTTCATTTTCTTTTTTTTGAATATTTAAATTTTTAACTTTCTCTTTAATATCTCTAATTAAATTATCAACTTCTAAATATTTTTTAACAGAATTAACAAATTCTGGTGATATTTTTTTTTTTGTAGATTCAGTATCTGTATTAGACATATATAGTATTATATATATATATATTATTTCTTTAAATTCTAACATAATGGTTTAATATTAAAATCGGGTTCGTATGTTGAATTATTCCAAGGACTAACAGTATATTTAGGATTAGGTACTGTTCCACGTATATCATATGATGCATTTTTTAGCGATTGACCTACTGTATTAATACCTATTACATATCTATCAGTATTAATTAATTTATCATCATTAATATTATATTTAGCTTGACTAAAATCGGTATCAAACCAATTATTATTTATTTCTTTAGGTAAAAAATCTTTTGCATTAAAATTTTGTACATTACTTTTATTTAAATCAACAATTTCTTCAGGTTTTATATTAAAATTTTGTACTTTAAACGCATCATCAATTGTTGCACCAGAACTTATTAAATCATTAGGTTCAAAATCACCATCATATTTAAATGATGATGTATTTATATTATCAATTAATGAAGGTTTATTAATAATATCTGAAGGGTTACTTATAATATCAGATTGATTGTTTAAATCTTCTTGAATATTTGATTCTTGTTGTTGATTATCAAAATGATCTAATTGTTTATTATTTAATATATCGTTTTGTTTACAAATATCGTTAGGTTTACATAAATAAAATATTAATAAACCTAAAACAATCAATAATAATATGGTAGATATATCATTTGACATTATATTATATATAATGTTAGAAAAAAGTTTTATATTATTATTTTAATTATACTAAAAGTATAAAAAAATTGATAAATAATATTTAAAGAATAATTATCTCTATAAATCATTTAATGCAAACTATAGACAAATATTTAGATTTAAATGATGAGCAAATAGATAATTTATTATTAGGTTTAAATTTAGATTTAGATAAAAAAAATAATATAAAAAACAAAAACATATGTAAAAATTGTAAAAGTTCACATTTAATTATTGATAATAATAATAATATATGTAATGAATGCGGTGTTGTAAATGATGAATATCTTGATGAAAATCCTGATGTTTTTAATAATGAGGGTGAAGGGTCAAATAATTATCATTATGGAAGTCCGTCAAGTTTCTTTTTTCCTATAGCATCATTAGGAACAAAAATTGTATCAAAAGGTTATAATAGATTAAGTTTATTACAAAAACAAGGACAAATGCCTTATAAAGAAAAAAGTTTGATGGATGTTTTAGAAAATATACAAAATAAATGTAAAAAATATAATATAACACAATCTATAATAGATAGTGCAAAAATATTATATAAAAAAATATCGGAATGTGTACATGAAAAAGGTAAAAGAAAAGGAAAATATTTAATAATGAGATGTATTAATAGAAGATCTATGATTGCTGCTTGTTTATTTCATGCTTGCAAATTACAAAAAGAAACACGTAGTCCAAAAGAAATAGCAGATATTTATGAATTAGATATTAAACATGTAAATCGTGGTTGTAAAAAATTTTGTGATTTTATTGATGCTAATACTCTTTTTTATCAAATTAATAGTTCACAATCATCTGATTTTATTGAAAGATTTTCAAACAAATTAAATATTGATAAACAATATATAAATATTATTAAGGATGTTTCTAATAATATTCATAAATTAGATTTAACATCAACGCATGAACCACCATCTGTTGCTGCAGGTTGTATTTTATTAGTTACAAATTATTATAATATTCAATTATCTAAAAAACAAATATCAGAAATTTTTGGAATATCAGATGTAACAATTTCAAAAACTTTTAGAAAAATATGGCCTTATAGAAAAATTATTATCAGTAATAAAATAACTGATTTAATTATTGAAAAAAAAAATAATATTACTACTAATTTAAATTTAAATTTAAATATAAATAAAACTAATTTAGTAAAAAATAATAATGAATAAAACTATATATATTCTTTAAATATGCATATTTAATTATTGAAAAAAAAAATAATATTACTACTAATTTAAATTTAAATTTAAATATAAATAAAACTAATTTAGTAAAAAATAATAATGAATAAAACTATATATATTCTTTAAATATGCATATTTAATTATTGAAAAAAAAAATAATATTACTACTAATTTAAATTTAAATATAAATAAAACTAATTTAATAAAAAATAATAATGAATAAAACTATATATATTCTTTAAATATGCATTTTCATTATTTGTCTTTAAACGCATATACAAATAGTGTGAATAGTTTGATTTAAAAAAATAATATATATATATATATATAATGGGAAAAGAGACTAAAACTAATTTAACAATTAAAGCTTCTGAAGATGATAAATCTAAAGTAATAATAAAAGATACTAAATCTAATTTAACAATTAAAGCTTCTGAAGATGATAAATCTAAAGTAAAGGTAAAAAAAGAAAACTTGTTAACAAATGAAGAAATAATAAATCAAGAAAATGTTAAAAAAACGGAAAATATTAAAAAAACTGAAAATGGTAGAAAAATTAAATTAAAACTGAATGATAATAAAGAATTATCTACGGATAATAAAGAATTATCTACAGATAATAAAGAATTATCTATTGATAAAGTAGGTGGTGCAACAAAAACAAAAAAAAATAAAATGTCTAAAAAAATAGAAAATGATTTGGAAGAACATGAAGAAATTTTAATTAATGGAAAACGTGTGAGATCATTTAAAGTAAAATTACCTAATTCAGAAAATTTTGAAGGAAGATTTACAGGATTAACACCATATCAAGCAGCAAATAAAGCATTAAGTAAATATTTTAGAGAAGGTTCTAATGATCCATTATCTGAAATAACATTTAGTATTTGTGAATCAACAAGAAAAAGTAAAAAATCTACATATACTTATACTGGTAGAAGACTTCAATTAGAAGTACCTGTTAAATATACAATTCAAGACGGGCGAGAAATTGTTAAAAATTTTAAAAATAGTCTTAAAAAAGTAAAAAAAACTGAAATTATTAAAAACTAAAACTAAAATTAATTTTTTATTAATAAAATATATATTAAATATAATATATATTTTATACAATTTATTAGGCTATTTTATCGCAAATACTATTAAAATTATTTAATTCATTCATCCAATCTATAATTTCATTATCTTTATTATCATTTAAAAATATTAATTTTTCATTTACAATCTTTTTTAATATATTATTATTAATATTATTATTATTAATTTCAATTTGTAAAAATAAACATAAATTTTTAAATTCAATCATATTATTTAAATTATTAATATAATTTAATTTATCATTAATATATTTTTCATTATTATAATCTATATTTTCTAATATAGATTTTAAATTATTTATATGATATATATTATCAACATCTAATATTACTAATAAATTATTAATTTTATTTTTAATAATATTAATATTAATAGATACATTTTCATTAATTTCTAAATAATCTTCATTAATTGAAATATTATTAATAAATTCCATTTCTAATTTATCATATATTTCAATTAATTCTAAATTAGATAAATCATTAATTTTATTTTCAATATTTTGAAAATAGTTAACCATTTTATTTTTATCTTCATCATTTATTATATTATTAACATTTAAATTACTAATATAATTTGATATAAATGTTTTTATTAAATAAATATATTGTATTTTTTGTAATTCATCGTTTTCTAAATCATTTATTATTATATCTACATTTTCATTTATTTTTGGTAAATTTTTTATAATAATATTTTTATCTATATTTGTTTTTATATCAATTATAGTAATTGTTAATATTGAATTAACATCAACTTTAAATATTATTTCTATAATAGGATTAGTACTAATAGATATTTTATCAAATATAAATTCCCCTATTAAATTATTATTAATTGCTAGTTTTTTTTCGCCTTGATATACTTTTATACTTATATTATTAATACCAGGTATATTTGTTGTATATTTATTTTTTTTAATTGCAGGTAATGGTGTATTCTTAGGTAATATAATTGAATATGTACCATCGCTTAATTCAACACCTAATGATATTGGAAGAACATCAATTAATATTAATTGATTATTATAATTATATTTATTTAATAATATACTAGCATATATACATGCACCTTCAGATACAGCAAATTCTAAATTATTATATAGGATTAAATTAATATTATTTTTTTCAATCATGTTTTTAATTGTTTCTTGTATATAAGGTATTCTACTTGAACCTCCTATTAATATAATATTTTTAATATCATTATATTCAGTTATAATATTTTTTAATATATTTTTAAATTTAATAAATATATTATTTTCTATAATTAAATTATTTAAATCATTTTTTGTTATATTGGATATTGAATCTAAATATGTTAATTTTTCTTTAATATTTTGTGCAATATTAAAATTTGTAATCATATTGTTATTTATCATATGTGTTTGAATAAGATCTGTTATTGTATTTCCACCAAAATTATTAATACCATAACTATATATAACTTCAAAAAATAAATCCGTTTTTTCTAATACACTAAAATCAGTGGTACCACCACCTATATCTATTACTAAAAAATTATCATCATTATCTAATGATTGATTTAATCCATATGCCAATGCTCCAGCGGATGGTTCATTAATAATTCTAATAACATTAATATTAACATGCTCAAAACATTTTTTAATAGTTTCTCTTTCATTATCATTGTAATTTGAAGGTATAGTTATTACAGCTTTTATATTATTAGAATTTATTATATTATATAAATATTTAAAAAAAATTATTAATAATTCAGTATTATCGCATATATTTAATTTAAAATTTTCTTTAATTATTATATTATCATTTATAGGAATATTATTACCGCAATAAATTTTATCATTATAAAATCCAATTCTTGATGGAATTTTTGTAAAAATTGTATCTTTAATTGTTATAAAATGATGAGGTTCTATAAATTTAGTAATAATAGTATTTGTCGTTCCAAAATCTATACCAACTATTGTTTCCATTAAATTAATAATATATATATATTATTAATTTAATCGCATTTATATATAAATTTTACAAAAAAATTATTTTTGAATTTTTTTTATAACCAATATAAGTATTAGGTTTTTTATTTAGTATATTATATATTTTATTATTTTTTATATCTAAATAATAATATTTTTTTTTATATATTATTAATTCAAAATTATCTAATATATTTTTTAATTTTTTATTTAATTCTTCATCTAATATATTTTCAGATTTAATATTTATTTCTTCATCTGATTTAATATTTAATTTTTTAGATTTAATATTTATTTTTTTATTTAATTCTTCGTCTGATGTAATAGTTATTTCTTCATTTGATTTAATATTTATTTCTTTATCTAATATATTTAATTCTTCATCTGATTTAATATTTATTTTTTCATCTAATTTAATATTTATTTCTTCATCTAATATATTTTTTGATTTTTTATTTAATTCTTTATCTGATGTAATAGTTATTTTTTCATCTGATGTAATAGTTATTTCTTTATCTAATATATTTTTTGATTTTTTATTTAATTCTTCATCTGATGTAATAGTTATTTTTTCATCTGATGTAATAGTTATTTCTTTATCTAATATATTTTTTGATTTTTTATTTAATTCTTCATCTGATGTAATAGTTATTTTTTCATCTGATTTGTCAGATTTAATATTTATTTCTTTATCTAATATATTTTTTGATTTTTTATTTAATTCTTCATCTGATGTAATAGTTATTTTTTCATCTAATTTGTCAGATTTAATATTTATTTCTATAATATCATTACTTTTTTTAGTTTTATAAAATTTTAATTGAGATTCTAATATATTAATATAACTATTTTTTTCAGATAATTGTTTATCCATTGTTTGAATAACAGATACTTTATTATAATTTTTTAAATCTTCATTTTGTTGATTATTAAATTTAAATTCTAATTCATTAATTCTATTTTTTAATATATAATTTTCTTCTTTATATTCATTCATTTTATTATTTAATTCTTGATATATATTTAATATATTATTATAATCTGATAATTTTAATAATATATTTTGTAATTCATTAATAGATTCCATTAATTATATATATAATAATATTTTATATATATATATTTATCAATTTTTTTAATTATTAGTAGAATTATCATTTGCCCATGTATTATTTATATTTAATTTTGATATTTTTGTTTTATCAAAATTGCTAAGATATATACTATCATTTTTTAAACCATCAATTGGACATACTTGACACGGAGATGTATTTATACATAATGGCGGACGTTGCATTGGTACTTGCCATTTATTTGTATTTAAAATAGTATAATCATTATCCCATTCATTAGCTATTTTATCACCAATTGGTCTAAAAAAATCAGTTGGTAATTCATTATAAATAAAATCATTATTTATATTAGTATTATTTTTATTAATTATTTTAGGTTTACTTATTAATTTTAATGATTCTAATGATGTTATTACATTTTCAATTGATACCGTATTTGTTTTAATTTTTGATTTGATATTTTCAACATCTGTATTATCTATTATACCATTTTCAAATAATTCAGTTAATAATAACATAAAATATTTTGTTAAAAATTTTGTATATTGTAAATGTTGATCATTATTTAATGTTTGTGGGTTTATTAGTTGTTGTTGTTGCGGTTGTTGTACTAATTGTTGCGGTGGTTGTATTTGTTGTTGTAGCGGTTGTTGTATATAAGTTGGTTGTACTAATTGTTGCGGTGGTTGTATTTGTTGTTGTAGTGGTTGTTGTTTTGGTTGTTGTACTTGTGGTGGTTGTTGTAATTGAGGTGGTTGTGCAGTTGGTTGTTGTACTTGAGGCGGTTGTTTTGATTGTTGTACTTGAGGCGGTTGTTGTACCTTTGGTGGTTGTTGTTGTACCTTTGGTGGTTGTTGTTGTACCTTTGGTGGTTGTTGTTGTACCTTTGGTGGTTGTTGTTGTACCTTTGGTGGTTGTAATTGAGGTTTTTGTACCTGTATGGGTGGTTGTATCTTTTGTTGTAATATTGGTACATCAGTGAATTGTTCATAATTTTTATTAAATAAACAATCAATACCAATAAAACCAACTATAATAATTAGTGTTATATACATAATATCTCTATTATCTATTTTTTTATCAGGTATTTTTTTGAGTAAAATATAAATAAATCCTGATATAATAATATATTTAATAATCATATTAATAGTTAATAATGATTTTTTCATATATATAATTTAGATATTTTTATTTATATACTATAATTAATATAATTATACTAATAATTAATATAATATTTAATGAATACATAATAAATAACATAAACATATATGGATACATTTTATTAAAAATATTAGTAAATAATGGAAATAAAATTTCATTTTCTAATATTTTTTTATTTTCATTTTTATTAATTTCTATAATAATTTTATTAAATAAATCTTTTGTAATTTTATTATTAAACATATTATTATATTATATAAAATAAATTATATAAAAAAATATGAAATATATTTATATTAAAAGATTATCTACTATATATTACTATAATGACTATTAATCCTATATATTATAGCGAAGATGTAAAAAAAATAATACAAATAGAATTTTCAATATTTAGGAATAAAGATGTAGAATCTTACTCAGTAGTAAGTAATGAACCATTTGGAATAAATTTACCTGAATCATATGAAAATTATGAACCAAAAAAAGGAGGTTTAGTAGATTTACGATTGGGTACATGTGATATATATTTACCATGTACAACATGTGGTTGTAATTCATTTGATTGCCCAGGTCATTTTGGTCATACTAAATTAGCAATGCCTGTATTTCATTTTGGTTTTTTATCTCATTTAAAAAATGTATTACAATGCATTTGTTTAAAATGTTCTAAATTATTATATGAAAAATGTGATAGAAATAAATTTAAATTAAAAAAATATGATGTTAGATTTAAAGATATTAAAAATTTAACAAAAACTATAAATTATTGTTATCATTGCGGAACACCAGTACCTAAAATAAAACGTGAAGTAAAAGAAGCAGGTACTATTAAAATTATTATTGAACGTGAATTTAATGTACAAGAAGAATCAATGGTAAATACGAAGAAAACATTAAGAGTATCATTAAGCCCTCAAAATTGTTATAATATATTAAGAAATGTTTCAGACGAAGATGCTGAAATATTAGGTTTTAATATTAAATTATTTAGACCGGAAGATTTAATAATAGATACATTTGTAATCCCCCCAGTTATTATACGACCTACCGCAAAAGTAGATTTTTTATCATCAGCAACATCTGAAGATGCATTAACATTAAAAATAGGTGATATCATAATTAAAAATAAACAGATACGTGTTCAAATGGAAAAAGAAACAATGGGAAATGAATTATCATCATTTAATCAAGATTTATTCAATTTACTTCAATATCATATAGCTATTTATTTTGATAATGAATCAGTAAATTTACCACGTACCGAATTTAAAACAGGTAATAGAATTATTAAAGCAATAAGCAATCGTATTAAAGGTAAACATGGTAGAGTAAGAAGTAATTTAATGGGTAAACGTGTAGATTTTTCAGCTCGTACCGTAATTACATCTGATCCATATATAAATATAGATCAGGTAGGAATACCTAAAAAAATAGCAATGGAATTAACAATTCCTGAAGAAGTAACACCATATAATATAAAATATTTAACTGGATTAGTAAAAAATGGTCGTGATATTTATCCTGGAGCTAATTTTGTATTAAGAATGAATTATTTAGATGGTAAAAATGATGTACAAAAAATAGATTTAAAATATAGAAAAAAAGCAATTAAATTAAATTATGGTGATATTGTAGAACGTCATTGTGTAGATAATGATTATGTTTTATTCAATAGACAACCTACATTACATAAACCATCTATGATGGGTCATAAGATACAAGTTATTGATAATGATGATCTCAATACATTTAGAATGAATGTATCTGTATGTAAACCATATAATGCAGATTTTGATGGTGATGAAATGAATATTCATTTGGCACAATCAATACAAGCAATAAATGAATTAAAATTAATTGCAAATGTACAATATCAAATAGTTAGTGTGAAAGATTCAAGTCCAATTATTGGATGTCAACAAGATACATTAGCTGGAGCTTATCTATTAACAACCCCTGAAATTAAAGTAAAAGGTTGGGAATTAGCAAATATATTATGTAATACTACATCTGATTCTAAATATAATATAGACTTAAATAAAGAATATAATGGTCATGAAATATTTTCTCATATTATTCCAAAAGGAATAAATATTTTAAAAGATATAGAAATAATAGATGGAAATTTAATAAAAGGATTTTTAACAAAGAAAGCTTTAAGTTTTCAAAAAAATTCAATAATTCATTTTATATGGGATAAATATGGTCCAATACCAACCAGAAAATTTATTGATGATTCACAAAAATTGATATTAAATTTTTTATTGTTGAAAGGTCAAACTGTTGGATTTAAAGATACTATAATAGATAATGAAACACATGATACAATTCAACAAATAATTAATAATTATGTAATAGAATCAAAATATAATATTACTCAATTTGAAAATGATGTAGAGCAATCACCATTATCTATAATTGAATCAAGTTTAAGTAATGGTTTAAATATAGTTCAATCAAATATAGGTGGTTTATTAGGTAAATATTTTAAAATTAATAATTTTTTCAAATTAGCGCAAATATCTGGTGCAAAAGGACTTGAAACTAATATGGCTCAAGTAAGCGGTGTTATTGGTCAATTAAATGTTGAAGGTGTTAGAATAAGAAAACGTGTAGAAGATCGTTCTTTAATATATTTTCATAAAGATGATGACACGCCCGAAGCACGTGGTTTTATAAAAAGTTCATTTTTATCTGGTTTAAAAGGATTTGAATTTTTCTATAATGCTATGGGTGGTCGTGAAGGTTTAATTGATACAGCTATTAAATCTGTAACATGGGAAACACCAATAATTATAATAGAAAATGAATATCCAATTTATACAGAAATTGGAAAATGGATAGATTCATTATTAAATAAAAATAATGGTAATGGTACAATTCAATATATAGAAAAACATAAAATGGAATTATTAGATATTAAAAATGTATATATTCCAACAACTGATTATTATGGTAATGTATCATGGGGTGATGTAACCGCTGTTACCCGTCATAATCCTGGTATCAATTTATATGAAATACAAACAGAAGGTGGGCGTAATGTTACTGTTACTGAATCAAAATCATTATTAATTTGGAATGAAGAATTAAAACAATTTCATGAAGTATTAACAACTGATATAAAAGTAGGAGATTATGTACCTGTTACATCTAATTTACAACAACCTCCCAATATATTAACACATATATATGAATCAGAATTTAAATTAAATGATAATAATGGTATTTTTATTGGTATATTTATAGCAAATGGAACAATAATATGTGATAATATAAATATAATATGTGATAATATATATATATATAATTTTATAAAAAAATGGTTTGAAACAAAATTAATAAATTATTCAGAAATATATATAAATAATAAATTAAATTTAATTGGAGTTTCAGAAACATTAGCAAACTTATTAACAAAAATTATATATGAAAATAAATATAAAAATATTCCAAATGAAGCATTTATGGCATCTAATGATTTTATATGTGGATTATTAAATGGATATATTTCTTGCAATGGATATATAAATAAATCTATTAATATAAAATCAGATCATAAACGTTTATTAGAGGGTATTAATATGTTATTTTCTAGACTTGGAATATTTGGTAATATATATAAAATAAATAGATTATATAATTTAAAAATATCTAATCAATGGATTAAAATATTTTCAGAGAAAATAAATTTATTAGAAGAAATAAAAGATAAAAAAATAAAAAATAAAAAATGGTATATTAATAAATCTTTAAAAATGTTAAATAATATTGTATTTGATAAAATAGTAAAAATAAATATTATTAGTATTAATAAACATCCAAAAGTATATGATTTAACTATTCCATCTACTTTTAATTTTGGTCTGGCAAATGGTCTCCAAGTTCGTGATACTGCACAAACAGGTTATATACAAAGACAATTAATTAAATGTTTAGAAGATTTATCTATTAAATACGATGGCACAAATAGAAATTCTAAAAATATGATTATTCAAATAATTTATGGTGAAAATGGAATAAATCAAGCTACTCAAACAGAAGTATTTTTAAAAATATTATCAATGAATAATGAAACATTATTTACTAATTTATGTTTATCAGATGAACATATAAATAAATTAGATAAAATAAAAATACCTAAAAAAGAATTAAAAGAATTTAATATATTTTATTTTGAAAAATTAAAACAATTACGTGACGAATTAAGAATAATACAATCACAATCCACATTAAATTATAAAATATTAGAAGAAGTATATTTTTTACCTGTAAATCTATTTAGAATATCACAAGATTATTCTAAAAAGAAAGAATTAATTGAAGATTTATCACCACTTTTTATATATGAAAAGTTAAATGAATTATTAAATGATCATGATTTAAGATTAATAATACCATTAAAACATACTGATAAATATCTTAAAGAAGATGATAAAAGAATGAAATTTATATTTGAAATTGCATTATTTGAATTTTTTTCACCCAAAAAATGTATATTTGATTATGGTTTATCAAAAAAAGATTTTGAAAATGCTCTTACTGAAATTAAAAACAATTTTATTAAATCAATAATAGAACCAGGAGAAATGGTAGGTATAATAGCTGCACAGTCAGTTGGTGAACCTACCTCACAATTTACATTGAATACAAAACATTTTGCTGGTGTAGCAAAAGATACATCCGTAAATATGGGTGTTAGTAGAATTCAAGAATTATTGCATTATTCTAAATCAATTAAAACACCTCAAATGATTATATATTTTACACCTCCTTATTGTAATGATAGAATTTTATTAAATAAAATTATAAGTTATTTCAAATATTTATCAATTAGAGAATTAGTTACTACTATTGAAATATATTATGATTTACATACAAATGATATATTGAAAAATGATAATGTATCTGGACCATTTTTTATTAATAATCAAAAAACAGATATAAATAGTTTACCTTTTGTATTTAAATTAAAATTAAATATTGAAAAAATGATAGATAAAGAAATTACATTACTTGATATTAAAACAAAAATTATAGCATTTTGGTATAAAATTTTTAATAATTTAAAAAATGTAAAAAAAATAGAAAAAGAAATTATTAATAAAATAACTAAATGTGTTATATTATCAAATAATATGTCTGATACTGAACAAATAATTCATATTAGATTTAATATGATATCATTTAATTATAATATCATATTAGATTTTTTAAAAATAATTTTAGATGATGTTATATTAAAAGGTATTGAAGGAATTAATAAAATTGATGTTAAATATGAACCTAAAATTAGTTTTAATCCTACTACAGGTGATATTATAAATGAAAAAGAATATGTTGTATTTACTAGTGGTATTAATTTTGAAAAATTAAAATTAATTAAAGGAATTGATGTTATTAGAACAAAGTGTAATGATATTAATACTATCTTAATTAATTACGGAATTGAAGCAGCGCGTCAAGTTTTAATGAATGAATTAGCATTAGTATATACAAATAGTAGTGCTAATATAAATTATAATCATTTATCAGTATTAGTTGATCAAATGTGCAGTACAGGTGATTTAATATCAATTGATAGACATGGTATGTTAAAAGTAGATAATGATCCAATAGCGAAAGCATCATTTGAAAAAACAATGGATCATTTTATAAATGCAGCTATATTTAATGAAAAAGATAATATTAAATCATTAAGTTCATCAATAGCAATAGGAAGAGTAATACCTGGTGGAACTGGTTGTTTTGACTTATTATTAGATTCTAAAAAATTAGAAAACTCAGAATATACAGAAGATGAAACAGGAGGAAGAATAACATTTATACCATTAGAAGAAGAACCATTATTTAATGATATATTAAAATATAATATAATAAAAAATAATCTATTTATTCCTAATGAATTATTATAATAATTATATATATATATATATTAATGAGTGATTTATATGTTAATTATTATCTAAAAATAATAAATAATATTTTGATAGAAAAAAAAACAAATTTATTATATGATATATATAACAAAAATAATCCACCAAAAATATATTATGATAAACAATTAATAAAACATTTAGAAATTATATATAATATTATAAAGTTTTTTTATAAAAAAATATTAATAATAGAAAATCATATTCAAATAGAATTTAATGAAAAAAGTAATATACTTAAATTATTAAATATTTTTAATAATTTTTTAAAAGAAAAAAAAATAAATATTGAAACAAATAATTATATTAATATTTCAATAAATATTAAAGATTATAATAAAGAATATATTATATATTTAAATATAATATATAATATATTATATAATTATTATAAAATAATAATTATATTAGAAAATATAATTGAAGATAATTTATTAAATAAACATATTATTAATAATAATTTATTAAATTCTAATAATAATGGTACTCAATATAATATATTTTTAAATAATAATTTTAAAATAATAAATAATTTATTATTAAAAAATAAAAGTTATCATAAAGACTTTATTTATTCATTTACAAAATATCATGAACAAAAAATAGTTATATATTTAGATGCTGTATTGAATATATTATATATATTTAATAATATAATTGAATATTACAATATATAAATATTATTTTATAATAAATAACTATTATTTTATAATAAATAACTATTTATATCTTCAGGCATTTCTGTTATATTCATTTTATAAAAATTCTTCATTTTAGCAAAAATTTTTATATCAACTTGATCATTTAATTTTACCATTGATATAGCAACACCCTTCTTATTAAATCTTCCACATCGTCCTATTCTATGTACATAAGTTTCTTTATTATTAGGTAGATCATAATTAATAACCATATTAACTTGTGGTATATCTATTCCACGTGATAATAAATCAGTTGTTAATAATATACGTGTTTTTCCATCACGAAATTCTTTAATAATATTATCTCTTTCTTCCTGTGTCATTTCTGAATGCAATACTGTTATTGGAAAATTATTTTCTTTTAAATTATGTTCCAATAATTCTATTTTTTTAATAGTATTACAAAATATAATAGTTTGTGATGTAGATATAATATTATATAAATCTAATAATGTATCAAATTTATATTCTTCATTTTCTATATTTAAATAAAATTGACTAATTAAATTTATAATTATTTCATTATTTTTTAATAAAATTTTTATTGGGTCATGCATGAATTGTTTACTAATATTAAATAAATTATGTGAAATTGTTGCTGATATTAATAATACTTGAATACCAATAGGTATTTTATCAAAAATAAAATGTATTTTTTCATTTAAACCATCATCTAATAAATTATCGGCTTCATCAAATGTTATTAATTTTAAATTATGTATATTTATTTTTTTTTCTAATAACATATGATATATTCTACCTAATGTTCCAATTACTAAAGATACATTTTTTAATTCATTTCTATTTTGTGTAATATTTGTTCCACCTACACATTTTACTATTTTATAATTTGTATATTTAGACAAGTTAACAGCAACATTATAAACTTGAGTTGATAATTCACGAGTAGGTGTTATTATAATTCCTTGACATGTTGTCATATCATAAGTAAATCTATTTAATATTCCTAATAAATAGGTAGCAGTTTTACCTGTTCCCGACTGTGATTGTATAATACAATCTTGACCTGTATTTATAGATTTTATTCCATTAATTTGAATTTTAGAAGGTTTAACAAAACCATGTAGATATACCCCTTTCAATAAATTTTCATGTAAATTTAAATTATCAAAATTATCTGATGTTTCAGAAGATTCCATTATATATTAATATATATAAATATCTTTAAATATTATTAATAAAAAAATTGAATATTAAATATATTGAAATTAACATTTATAATTATACATATTTAATATGAATTCTAACAAAGAACTAACTATATTATATGAAGATTTTGAACCTTCAAGATTAATTATTGAAGCGGTTGAAGAAACTAAAACATCAAAAGGACAAAAAATTGGTTATATTAATTATAATCATCCTACATTAGGTAAAATAAAATTATCATTACAATTACCATGGATTCATATGAATTGTTATGGAATCCCAAGTATTGGAGATTATTATAAAGAAGATGCTGCGCGTATGTTTGTTAAAACTCCATTAGATGAAAATAATAAAGAAATTTTTGATTTCGCTTTTAAAATTAAAGAATTAGATTTAATTTGTAAATCAGATGATTTTAAAACTACAACATTAAAAAAAAATATTAGTAAATATACATATCATGATAGTTATCAAGTACCTGCTATGAAAGATGATGATGATGAAGATAGTAATAAAAATAAAAATAAAAAGAAAGTTCCATATATTAAATTAAAAATAAATACTAAATACCCAGAAGGGTATATTAATACTGTTGTTTTTGTATCAAAAGATGTTGATGGAGTTAGAATACGAGAAAAAATTGATTCAATCAATAGTTTAGATGAATTTAATAAATATGTTACATTTAATTCTCATGCTAGATTTATTATTTCACCTTCTAAATTATGGGCTGATTTTAATAAAAAAGATTTGAAATATGGTATTTCATGGAAAATTATTAAAGTAGATGTGTTACCTTATATTAAAAACGATATTTCAAAATCTTTAGGAGATGATACATGGATTGATAATAATAATAGTAAAATTAAAATTAAAATTAAACAGAATGAACAATCTGATTCTGATGAAGAAAGTAAAGTAACTAAATCTAAGAAAATAAAGTCTAAAAAACATTCAGATTCAGATGAAGATTCTAATGAAGAAATTAAACCAGTTTCTAAATCTAAGAAAGAAGTTAAACATGTCGCTAAATCTAAAAAAGTTGATTCAGATGAAGATTCAGATAAAGAAACTAAACCAGTTTCTAAATCTAAGAAAGAAATTAAACCAGTTTCTAAATCTAAAAAAGTTGATTCAGATTTAGATTCAGATGAAGAAATTAAACCAGTTTCTAAATCTAAGAAAGTTAAATCAGATTCAGATGAAGAAATTAAACCAGTTTCTAAATCTAAGAAAGTTAAATCAGATTCAGATGAAGAAATTAAACCAGTTTCTAAATCTAAGAAAGTTAAATCAGATTCAGATGAAGAAATTGAACCGGTTTCTAAATCTAAGAAAGTTGATTCAGATTCAGATGAAGAAATTGAACCGGTTTCTAAATCTAAAAAAGTTAATTCAGAATCAGATTCAGATGAAGAACCGGTTTCTAAATCTAAGAATATTGAGTTAAATTCAGATTCAGATGAAGAAATTAAACCAATTTCTAGATTGAAATCTAATAAGATTGATTCAGATTCAGATGAAGAAATTAAACCGGTTTCTAAATCTAAGAATAATGAGTTAAATTCAGATTCAGATGAAGAAATTAAACCAATTTCTAAATCTAAAAATGATGAGTTAAATTCAGATTCAGATGAAGAAATTAAACATATTCCTAAATTAGAATCTAAAACTAAATCTAAATCTAAATTAGTATATAAACCTAAACTAGTTGAATCGGATAGTGATGAAGATAATAATTTATCTAATATAAAATTAAAGAAAAATACTATTTCTAAAAAGAAATAAAAATTAAATATATTTAAGGAATTATTAATATTAAAATAATAATGAGTTATTTATTTCCATACAAAATAGAAAACATTGATTTAAATAATATTATATTTACTAAAATTAAAACACATAATACAAAAAAAATTATTTTAATTAAATATAATGATAATAATATGTTAAATAATTTAGTATTTCAAACACCAACCTTACTAAATTTATATGAACCTATTAATTATGATAATTATCATGAAATAGAAATTGGTTTATTAGGAAAAAAAAATAGAAAAGTAGATCAATTTATTAATTTTTTAAATTCTATAGAAAATAAAATAAAAAAAGAAGCAGGAAATAATGCATATAATTGGTTTAATATAAATAATAATAATAATAGTGATATTACTTTAAAAAAAATAATAAGAGGTTCTGATGAAATTAAAAAAGGAACATTTAAATTAAAAATACTAAATAATAAAAATTTTAAAACATTATTACAATCAAATAATACTAATATAAATATATCAAATATACAAAGTAATACTTGGACAAAAATGATATTAGAATTTTATGCAATATGGATTAATAATAATAATGAATTTGGAATATATTTAAGACCAATTTTAATATCATATTCTTTATTAAATAATTATAATTATAATATGATTGAAGATTCAGAATCAGAATCAGAATCAGAAAATGATATACCTGAAACTGAAATAAATAATAATATTTTTATGAAAAATAATAATGAAGATATAAATAAATTAATAGATACTTTAGCTAATTCTCAAATTAAAGATTTAGAAACAGATATTAATTTAGAATTTTCTAATGATATAGTGTCTAATACATCAAGTGATAATATATAAAGATTATTTAATTATATTTATAATATATAATTAAATTAATGATACAAAGTGAATCACATATATTAAATCAACTAATATTAAATGATATTAAAATAACATCTCAAGAAAATATAATATTAAAATCATTATATATTTTTTATGAAAATATAAATAATGTTAATATATTAATATCAATTATTAATTCTAATTTAAATCTATCAATTAGATTAATTAATTATTTTGTAACTAAATTTACTAAATATAATAAAATATCATATAAAATAACTGATAATAATATTGAATCATCATTTAATATTTATACATCTTATAAACAACAATTAAAAATTTATCAAAAAAAATATTTTGATCCATTTAGTAGAGGTGATAGAATACCATATTTTTTAGGTAATACATGTATTATAACAACAATAGGTCAATTAAATTTTTTTAAATGGTTTATTTCTAAACAAATATTAGATTCTTTAAAAAAATATTATTCTATAATAGAAATAGAAATGAATAAAAAAAATATAGATAAACATAATAATCATAAAAAAACAAATGTAAATCAAAAAAAAATAATATATAAACAATTTATTAGTACAATAAATTTAACAAAAAATAATGATAAAATAATAGTTAATTTTATTTAGAATAATTGTAGTAATGTCATTCTACATGAATTTAATTTTTTATAACTTATTAATTTAATACCATTAGATAAAATTTTATCTATAAATAAATTATAATTATTTATTAAATTATATAATTCTTCTTTTGTATTTATATTATTTATAATATACTCTAACATTAAATATTTTAATATATAATAAGAAAATGCTGAAGATTCTTGATAAATTATTTTATTTGGTTTATTTTTCCATTCATTTAAATTAAAATAATTATTTATTAACAATGCTTGATTTTGTATAAATTTTAATTCTATTTCTAATATTAATTTTATATTAATATTCATATTTAATGATAAGTAAATAATATAATAAATAATTCCCCAAATATCTGTAATTGCTTCATTTTGAGAATCAAATCCTTTTATTTTTATTTTATTAATTATTATTTGCTTCTTACAATCTAAGTTAAAATAATGTATCAATTCATGAAATATTAATTTTTCAAATTCTTCAAACCGCCATATTAATATATAATTATGCATATATGAAACTCCAGAATTAATATGTTGTACATTAATAATTTCATTATTAATAGGTAATTTTTTTTTTAATTTAGTTAATAATAAATATATTTTTAAAATAACATTTTTTTTATTTAAAAATTCAATCATATATATTAATATATTAATTCTTTTAAAAAAATTACCTATATTATCTGATTTTATTATAATATTATTATTATTCCATGATATTAAATAATTTTCATTTAAATTATTTAATTCATCATTTAAATTTTTAATTATAAATTTTGATTGACATTTTTTATTTAAATTTTTTAAAAATTTATGATCATTATCTATTTTATTAATACTTATTAAAAATTTATTATTATTTATAAATTTTTCTATTAAATTATATTCATCTTTAATTATTTCTAATAATATATTATTATCATTTAAATTATATTTATTTTTAATAAAATATAATAATTCTTTTTTTGTAAAATCTATAAATCTCATTAATATTATAATATATATTTTATATTTTATGAAAAATATTTTTTCATAATTTGTTTTTTTTCAATTGTATCATTATAATTTAAATTTAATTTTATTCCTATATTATTACTAATATTTATTAATAAACCATCAATATAAGGTATTAATATTGTATTGTCATAATGAATATTATTTTGATTAATAAAATTAATAGTATTAGTATTTAATCCATATAAAAATTCATATAATGATATTGAATATTCTATTAATATTAAATCATCAGACCAATATAAATTATTTGGTAATATTAATTTAATAATTAAATTACCATATTCAAAATCAGATACATCACCCATATTATAATAAACAATATATGGTTTTAATAATGTAAATATAAATGTAGCCGTAATTAATAAATCATTGATTTTTCTTTTTATTTTTATTTTTTTTTTATTATTACTTAATATATCATTAATATTAATATGAATATCAATAATAATATCTAATTTATTTATTTTTTGAATATAGATAGGTAAATAATAAAAATAATCTGCCATAAATTCATCATAATTTTCTAAGTCAGATATAGAATCAGAATTATTAATATTATTAAAATTTTTTTTTATAATGATACCTTTAAATAAATTAATAATATCTATTACATTAATTGATTTAATGTAATTCATAAAATTATCTTTTAAATAATTTAAATCATCTTTATTAAGATATATTCCATATTCATTTAATATATTTATATTAATTTTATTTTCAATAATTTTTTCTAATAAATCTAATAAATTAATTTTTTCAGTATTATTCATTTGTTGATATAAATTTTTTATTTTATCATTACTTAAAATTTCATATGCTGATTGTATTTTTTGAAATTTAATACATGCATCTGATGAATTATTTTTATCTGGATGATATTGTTTACATAATTTATGATATGCTTTTTTTATTTCATATTCAGATGAATTATGTTTTATATTTAAGATATCGTATAAATTTTCTTTCATTTATATTATTATTTTATTTATTGTTTATAATAAAATTGCAATTTAAATTTAATAATTATTAAAATGTATAATAAATAATATGAAGTATAATAAACAAATAAAAATTTTTTACAATTCTATAAAAAATAATTTATTTTTTAATAAACAAATAAATATAAATAAAATTAAAAATTCAATTATAAAATATAAACTTTTTAAAAAATATATAAAAAAATATTCTATAAAAAATAATAATGAATATTCAAATGAATTATGTTCAATATGTATTGAAACACTTGAATATAATTATGTAAAATTAAAGTGTAATCATTCATATCATTTAAATTGTATTATAAATTCATTAAAATATAATAATAGTACATGTGCATTATGTAGATCACATATTATATCTAATAATAGTAATAATCATATATTACAAATATTATCTATGTTTTATATTAATATTGATTCTATTGAATCTATTCATAATATTATAGAATATATAATAAAAAATAAAATTATAAAATATAATAAAATAAAATTATATATTCGTAATAAAAAAAAATTATATAATAATAGTTATAAATCTATAATAAAAATGAAACATTTTTTATATAATTATGATAAAATAAATTATTTTGGTATTAAAAAAATTATTAAAAAAATAAAAAAAAAATTAGAATATAATATAGATTTTATTATTAATGATTATATAAATAATTTTAATTTTATAAAAATAATTAAGAATTTATAAAATTAAATTATTTATTTATTATAATGGAAAATAATATTTTTTATAAAACTAAATCTGAAAAATTTAATCCAGATATTGATAATAAATATAAAGAAAAAGAAACTGAGCGTAATAATAATAATTTTTTATTTAATAATACAATTTATAATCCAATAACTGGTATAATACCTAATACTATTAATTCAAGTAATGATTTAAAAATAAATATTGATACAACTAATTATAATATAAAAAAATTAATTTCGGATAAAGAAAATGAAAGATTAAAACAAGATTCTACATTTAAACCTGTAGAAACAATATTAAATAATAATAATAATAATATAAAAATAAATACATTTTCTGAATTAAAAAAAAAATCTTATTTAACAAACGATGTAAACACATCTAAATATGATGATATATTAAATAATTTAAAAAGTTTAGGAATATTAAAAAATTAAAAAATAAAAAATTCTTTGTAAAATTAAATGAATAATAATAATGAAGAAATTAATTTGAAAAATTTAATATATTTATCATCATTATATGATATAAATATTTTTAATAATAAAAAAAAATTTATTACAATAAAACCTAAAGAAAAAATATTAAAAGAATGTGATAAACAAATAAAAAAAGAAGTAAAAACAAGTTCATGTAATTTAGTTAAAATATCATCTGATAATTCAACAAATGTAAAAAATATATGTACAAATTTAGAAACAAAAATTAATAATATAAATAATATTATTAATTGTGTTAATACTATAAATATAAAAGATATAAAGATTAATAGAGATAATTTAGATTATATAGAATATTATTCTAATTAGATGATATAAAAGCGGTAACACTCGCAATATCACGGTCACCTGAGTATTCTAATAATTGAGTTCCATTTTTCATTAATAATGTAGGAAATCCAGATATTTTGAAAACATCTATTTCATTTTTATTTACATCAGCGTCATATGTAATAAAATTTATGTTTTTTAAATCATGATTACTTTGTATATTATTCCAAATAGGTAAAAAGTTTTTACAATGTGTACACCAATCTGCTTTAAATAATATAACATCTTTTTTATTCCCACCTCCCACATGATTAATATGATTTAAATATTTAAATTTATATTTTAAATATTTATTTTTATATATTTTTTCATCATATGAAATTTCATCTAAAACATCTTTATTTAAGACCATTAATATATATAAGAAAAATATATTTTATATGTTTAAATAATGAAAATTAATAAGAATCTATTATTTATTATATTTATAATATTTATTTTTAATTTTAATATATTATGGCATATCATTAAATCATTATTATATATAGTAATTAGTTTATTTATTTTAAATTATATAGATTCTAATTTAACATTGCAAATTAAAGAAATATTAATAGATATTATTAATATGGGATCTAATTCAAATTTTATAAAAGATATATTTAATAATATAAGAAATAGTATACCGTATAAAACTATTCAAAAAAATAATGATAATGATAATGATAATGATAATGATTATAAACATAATAATAAAGATGCAAAAAATTTAAATAACTATACAAATAAAATATTATTTAATTAATTTTTTTATAATAAATAAAATAAGATTGTTGTAATAATTGTTGTGTTTGATTTATATTAATTGCATTTAAGGTATTATCATTAAATAAAACCCAATGTTCATTATTTAATTTATTTATATATATATAATGCCCCCCATTAATATTTCCAAAATGTATTATAGCTCCTATTAATTCCATATTATTCCATTGAAATGGTATATTTATTAATTTATTATTTTTTTGTAATAAATTATTGAATCTCTTAATCCATATAAATAAATGATTTGAAAAATTAGTTATTTGAAGTCTTTTAGATGCAATCCTATAATCTTTACATTTTTCACAATAATATTTATTATCATTTTCTAATTTATCATGTTTTTTTATCATATTTATCATTTCTTCTAAATTATCAATATTATCATATATATCTAATAATAAAAAATTATTATTTTGTTTAATATTATATATTGTTAAACAACTTGTTAATTTACATTTTATTCTAACATTAAAATCTATACCAAATAATTTATTTATTATATTTGAATTATTATTTATTTTATTAATTTCATCATTAATTAAATCTAAAAAAAATATTATAAATTCGGTTGAATCTTGTTGTTCAAATCCTTGTAAATTTGGTTGTTTAATATCTATTAATTTTTTTATTTCAATTGGATTTATCACATTATTATCATTTGTATTATATTGTATTATAAATTGTGATATCGTATTTAATATTATTGATTTATTACCATTATGTAATATTAAATTACATAAATCTTTATTTTGCATTAATAATTGTAAACCAGCATTAAAGTAACACGTATTACCTAAATTTATTAATCCTTTCATATAATATTAAATATAAAAATATATTTAAATAAATATCATATATTATTAATATAAATGTATAAAAGTAAATGTAAAAATAAAAATAAAAAAAGTAAAGAAATTAAAGATAATAAAGGTAATTGGGAATTTAATTTTTTTCAAAAATATTATAATCCAAATGAAGAAGCTAAAATAAAAATACAAATGAAACAAGATAATGATTTTAATCCAAAAAATATTTATAAATATATAGAAATTCAAATATCAAAAGAAGAAGTTATATTAAATAAACAATTAAATGGAATATTATTAAAACAAAGTGATAAAATTATATTAAATAATTATATTAATAAAAAAAAAGAAATTATTAAAAATGATATTAATGCTATCGTTATTTATGGATTATCTGCTAAACCAAATTCTAATGAAGGTAAATTAAGATTATTATTACAAACATTAAATTATCAAATAGAAAAAAATAATAAAGAATTAATTGCTAATATATATTTAAAATTGATGGAACCTGAATTTATAATTAACAATGAAATTAAAGAAGAATATAAAGAACCATTAAATATAATGAATAATATTATATTAGAATTAGATTTAATTAAATTACAATTTACTTTATTTCATTCTCAAATGCCACCGTTAAATATTAAAGGTTTTAAAAAATTAGATGAATGGCAAATTAAAGTTATTAATAATATTGATAATAATATTTCTACTATTGTTAACGCACCTACATCGGCAGGAAAATCTATATTATCAGGATATGTTATAACTAAAGGTAATGCATTATTTATTGTACCTACAGATGCATTAGCATGGCAAATGTCTGCTTATATAGGAAATATATTAAATACAAATGTACCTATATTAACTGAAACATATAAAACAAATCCTAATAGAAATAGTTTAATAGAAATATTAAATAATTCACATGCTATTGTAGGTACTGCAGAAACTATTATTGATTATTTACCATTTATTAATATAAAATTTAAATGGTTAATATTAGATGAATTTCATATGATAGGTAGAAATGAAGGATGTGGTATGGAGAAAATAATTAAAGTATTAAAAGATGTATCAGTATTAGCATTATCTGCAACTATTGGTAATAGTACAGATTTAATTGAATGGTTACATTTAAATTTAGAAAATAAAATAATTGATAATATTATATGTAATAAAAGATTCTATAATTTACAAAAATATTATTATGATAATAATAGTAATGAATTAATATATTTTCATCCATTAGCTTCTATTAATGAAAGTGATATTATTAATAAATCTATATTAAATAAAAATTTACAACCAACACCACCAGATATATGGGATTTTGCAATTAAATTAAAAGAACATTTTGATTTAAAAGAATTAGATCCATATATATATTTTTTATCAGATAAACGTATTGAGTTAGATCAAGTTAATGATTATTTTAATAAATTATTAGTTTTTATTATTAACAATTATGATGAAAATATATTAAAAATTATTTATAGTTATAAATATGAACATGTTGATAATTATAATGTTAATTTAATTAATTTAACTTTTAAATTAAAAGAAACTAAAAAATGTCCAGTAATTATTTTTCAAGAGAATACATTATCATGTTTAAGAATAGCAACACAATATTCTAAAGATTTAAATAATTTAGAAAATGAAACACACCCTAAATTAATGCAAGATAGATTAAAATTACAAAAAACTGCTAGTAAACTTACTAAAAATAAAAGTAGTGATGATAATGAAAAGCAAACTAATAAACAAAAAAAAAATATGTTAGCGGAGGAAGAACCTATTATTATTAATACATCATTACAAGAACCCCATTTAGATTTTATTATGAATGATATACAATATTTCTCTGAAATACAAATAGATGAATGGGCAATAAGTTTAAAACAATATTTTCCCAATTGTGGTGATTATTATCATTTTATAATAAAATTATTATGGCGAGGAGTAGGTATATATGTGAAAGGATTACCTGATCCTTATTTAAGATTAGTACAAACATTAGCATGTAATAAACAATTAGCAGTTGTTTTTAGTGATAAATCTTTAGTATTTGGTATTAGTATGCCGTTTAGAAGTGTTGTAATATTAAGAGATACTATTACTGAAGATAATTTAGATGCAATGTTATTTCATCAAATGTCGGGTAGAGCTGGTAGAAGAGGATTAGATAAAGAAGGGCATATAATATTTGCGGGTTATTCATGGAAAAGAATGCAAGAATTATCGGGTAGTAATATCCCAAATATATATGGTAATAATGATAATAATATTTTATATACTATTCCACATGCTAATACATTATCTATTATGTATAATTCAAATCAAAATTGGACTAATAGTTGTAATAATTTATTAAATCATGATGATATCACTGAATATATTATTGATATTAATTCTAATTATAAAAATAGTTGGAATTTTGCATACGATGAAGATATTAATTATTTACATATGAATTGGAAATTAAGAACAAATAATAATTGTATTATTATTTCTTATTTAATACCATATTTAAAAAAATATTTTGATAATAAAGATGCAACTTCAATTAATAATCAAATAGAAATTGCACATTTTTTATGTTATTTTTTAAATAAAGAAACTATTGATAATAATTATATATTATCTATACCTGAAGTATTAAATATTTCTCCATATAATCAAATTATAAATAATTTAAAAGAATTAGATATTATTATACCGCAATATATTGATAATAAAATATTTTTATCAATTCAAGGTAATAATTTAATATCACTTAATTTATCAGAAATTGAAATAAATAATTTAAGAGAAGAATTAATGATTTTTAGTAAATATTTAATTAATATACAACATTATTGTTTTCATTCTAAATTTAAAGGTATTACTAAATTATTAGCAAAATTATTAACTCGTATTTGGTGGATTTATCATAATTCTTCATTTATTAATAAAAATTAAATATATTTATTATTTAATTTTTATATCTATATAAGTACCATTATTATTACTATATTTATAAAATATAATGAAGAATTATATTTATTAACTAAAGATTATATATTTATCATCAATTTTATAATAAGATTCTGGTGCTTTAATTAGTGTTATAATTGTTATCATAATATTTATTAAACCATTTTATAATTATTTCTACATGAGGATGATGTCCAAATACAACTTTTATAGGTATATTATTATTTTTATCAATAATAGATTTAAAATATTTTGTAATATTTACTTCTTTATTTCATACATTAATACTAAATTACATTTAGATGAATGTGTTTCACTTAAATGTCTATTACATATATCACATTTATAATATTCATTATAAAGTTGTTCATTTATTCTTTTTCGTTCAAAATATGTCATTGTTTATATACATTTATTATTTATTTATTATTCAATTTTTTATATATGTTTTCATAAACTTTTTTATTATATTATTATTATATGTAATTTATTAGTATAAAATGTTTTATTAGCTAATATATTACTATCAAAGTAAAATGTTAATAAATATGATATGTTTTTTTATTAAAGATTCATTATCTGGAATTATATAAAAAAAAGATATTTAAGATAAAAAACATATGGATTTTATTTAATGTAATACAAGGTGGATATAATTTATCATCCTTGTATATATTTTTTAATGTTTCAATTTTTGTAGAATGGCATAATAACATATATATATAATAAAAAAATTGATTATAATATATATTTAAACTATATATATTATTATTATTAATAATGAATTTGATTGATTTTATTGATTATATTATTAAGTTTAATAATATTGATGATATATTAGATACATATAATACACAATCTGAAAAAGGTTTCGTTTTTGAAAGATTATTTGATATTATTATTAAATTTGGATTTTGTGATATTTTTACTAATTATTATCATTTAATTGGGAATGTTAATAATGGTAAGTTTAAAATATTGAAAAATATTAATAAATATTTAACTAATGAAAATGTTATTAGTGGTAATTCTACTGGTGTTTCTGATATTACATTAAAAAATAAGTATGATGATACATTTATATTTATCAGTTCAAAGTATCCAAAATCTGATGATAAAAATATTAATTATTATGATATTCAAAATATAATTGCTGTTATCAACAATAATAAACATATATATATAAAATTTAAAATATATTTAATTGTTTCAACGAAAAATAAAGTATTAAAAAAATTTAAAAATGCTAAAGATACTAGTAAATATATTTCTAAATATATAAATGAAGATAACATTTTAGATAAAGAAGATTTAAATAAATATTTTTTAAATTTTAAATTAGATATTATTAAAAATAAAAATAATAATTGGAATGACATATATTTTAGTAAAAAAGAAAATTTAAATTTAAGATTTCATCAAGAATTAATTATACAAAAAACTAGTAATTTAATTGATAAAGGTAATAAATCTTTTTTATGGGGGTGTAAATGTAGGAGTGGAAAAACATATATGATTGGTGGAATTATTCTTAAATTAAACATTAAAAATATTTTAATAATAACACCTGCACCTACAGAAACATTACCACAGTTTACAGATGAATTATTTGAAAAATTTAAAGATTTTGATAAATTTAAAATTCATACTATTGAAAGTTCTAAAAAATTAAAGTCTATTGAATTAAATAATAATAATATTTTTGTTATTTCTAAACAACTTTTACAAAAATATATTAATGAAGAAACTATTATTAAAATTAAAAATTTAAAATTAGATATTATTGCATTTGATGAAAACCATTTTACTGGAACTACTAATTTATCTAAAGATATTTTAACATCTTATTCATCTAATAATACGGTAAGAATATATTTAACTGCAACATTTAATAAACCATTGAAAGAATGGAATATATTACCTGAATGTCAACTTTATTGGGATATTGAAGATGAACAATTCTGTAAAAAATTATTAATTGATAAATTAATAGAAAAACATGGAGTTATAGTTAATGATATTATTAAATATAAAAATATATCTGATATTTATCAAAATATGCCAGATTTATGTTTAATTACAACTATGTTTGATAATGAAAGATATGAATATATAAAAAATATTATTAAAGATTCAGTTTATGGTTTTAGTTTTGATGCATTATTTAGTATTATAAATAATAAATTTCAATATGAAAGAGAAATTAAAATAATACTTCAATATATATCAGGTGATTTTAAAGAAATAAATTATCCAGGTAATGATAAATCTATATTTGGTAGAATTAATAAAATTAAAACTAGACCTATTAAAACTCAATTATGGTTTCTACCACCTAATAATATTAATGATATTTCTAAAAAGTTAAAAATATTAATGTTAAATGATAATGTATTAAATAAATATGATATTATTATTATTAATTCTAAAGTTGACAGATTACCAAAAGATATTAAAGATGAAATTATTAGAAAAGAAATGATAGCAAATGAAGATAATAAAGAAGGTATTATTATATTAGTTGGTAATATGTTATCATTAGGTATTACATTAGATAATTGTGATTTAGTTATGTTATTAAATAATAGTTTATCATGTGATAAAATCATGCAACAAATGTATCGTTGTATGACTGAAGGAGAAAATAAAAAATACGGTTTTGTTGTAGATTTAAATATAAGTAGAGTATTAAATACAGTTATTAGTTATAATAATAAAAATTTAACAATAGAAGATAAATTAAAATATTTAATAGAAAATCATTTAATAAATATAGATATTGATATGTTTGTTAATAAAGAATTAAATTCAAATAAATTAATAAATAAAATATTAGATTTATGGAAAGATGATCCTATTAATAATTTTAAAAACTTGTTAAGAAATTTAGATAATGAATATATATATGTTGATAATGATACTCAAAAATTAATTAATAAATCTTTTATGAGTAAAATAAATGATAAAAATAATTTGACTATAGAAATAAATAATGAATTACAAAATATACCTGATGGTGTAGAAAAAATAAAATTAGAAGAATCAGAAAAAATAGAAAAATCAGAAGAATCAGAAAAAATAGAAAAATCAGAAGAATCAGAAAAAATAGGAAAATCAGAAGAATCAGAAAAAATAATAAATATATCATTTACTAAAGATGTTCTTCCATTTATAATTCCATTAACATGTATATTAACAATGAAAGATAATAATAAAGATTTTATAAAAATGTTAAATGATATTCAAGAAAATAATGAATTATTAGATATATTTAATGATCAATCATTAATATGGTGGAATCAAAAAGATTTAATAAAAATTATTATTAAAATAATTAATAGATATTTTAATAAAGAATCTAACACTTATAATATTTGTATAAATTTTAAATTATCATTACAATCTTTGATAGATAAACCTAAAAAATTATTAGAATTAATAAATGAATGTTTAAAACCAAAAGATATAGAAAAAAAACAATTTGGCGAGGTTTTCACACCTATGGATTTTATTAATAATATGTTAAAAGATTTAGAAGATTACTGGACAAATACATATAATGAAAATATATATACTAATAAAAAATTAAATTGGTATGATCCGGCAGCAGGTATGGGTAATTATCCAATTGCAATTTATTATAAATTAATGGAAGGATTAAAAAATATTATTCCAAATGAACAATTAAGAAAAAAACATATAATTGAAAAACAATTATATATGAGTGAATTAAATAAAAAGAACTGTTTTATTATTAAAAAAATATTTGATATTAATAATGAATATAAATTAAATTTATATGAAGGTGATTCATTAAATATAGAATTAAATGAAATATTTAAAATAAATATTTTTGATATAATAATAGGTAATCCGCCATATAATGAAGAATTAACAAAAGTTGGTGCAAAACCATTATATAATAAATTTATTGAATATTATATAAATAAATGTAAAATATTATCATTTATTGTTCCTAGTAGATGGTTTGCAGGTGGAAAAGGATTAGATAATTTTAGAAAAATGATGATAAATAGAACAGATATATTATTTATAAAACATTTTGATGATGCCAGTAAAATATTTGGTAATTTAGTAGAAATAAAAGGAGGAGTGAATTATTTTTTAATTAATAAAGAATATAATGGATTATGTGAATATAATGGTTCACATGTTAAATTTAGTAATTTTGATATAATATTAGATAGTAAATATTATAATATAGTAAATAAATTATTAAATTATGATAAAATAATAAAATATTATAAAAGTCAAGATTATTATAAAATTCAGACAAATGACAAAAGATTAATGAATGAATATAAAACAAATTATTTAAAATGTTATGTATCACAACAAAAAGGATTTATTAAATATATAAATAAGAATGAAATAACAAAATTAACAAATAATTATAAAATAATTACAACACGAGCATCATTTAGTAATAATAGTGGTTTTGGAAATACATTTATAGGATATCCTTATGAAATTCATACAAAAAGTTATATATCTTTCAATTTAAATTCTGAAATAGAAGCAATATCATTATTAAGTTATATGAAATGTAAATTACCTAACTTTATGTTATCATTAAGAAAAATATCACAAGATATTAGTGAATCTACATGTAAATGGATTCCATTACTGCCATTAAATAAAGAATGGAATAATGAGAAAGTATATAAATATTTTAAATTATCTGAAGATGAAATAGAATTAATTAAAAATACTAAAATTATAGGTTATAAAGATTAATAAACATAAAATTTAATGGAAAATTTAATTAATAATTTTAAATTATTAAATATTAAAAAAAATTTAATTGATAATCCAAAAGAATTATTAGAATTGATAAATGAATGTTTAAAACCAAAAGATATAGAAAAAAAACAATTTGGAGAGGTTTTCACACCCATGAAACTTGTAAATATGTTAAAAGATTTAGAAAATTACTGGACAAATACATATAATGAAAATATATATACTAATAAAAAATTAAATTGGTATGATCCGGCAGCAGGTATGGGTAATTATCCAATTGCAATTTATTATAAGTTAATGGAAGGATTAAAAAATATTATTCCAAATGAACAATTAAGAAAAAAACATATAATTGAAAAACAATTATATATGAGTGAATTAAATAAAAAGAACTGTTTTATTATTAAAAAAATATTTGATATTAATAATGAATATAAATTAAATTTATATGAAGGAGATTCATTAAATATAGAATGAAATATTTAAAATAAATATTTTTGATATAATAATACGTAATCCACCCTATAATGAAGAAATATATTCCAAAGGAATCTATTTCTGATTTCAAAATAAATATCCTTTGGATATTTATTTTTTCAATGAAGAATTAACAAAAGTTGGTGCAAAACCATTATATAATAAATTTATTGAATATTATATAAATATTATCATTTATAGTTCCTAGTAGATGGTTTGCAGGTGGAAAAGGATTAGATAATTTTAGAAAAATGATGATAAATAGAACAGATATATTATTTATAAAACATTTTGATGATGCCAGTAAAATATTTGGTAATTTAGTAGAAATAAAAGGAGGATTGAATTATTTTTTAATTGATAAAGAATATGATGGATTATGTGAATATAATGGTTCACAAGTTAAATTTAGTAATTTTGATATAATATTAGATAGTAAATATTATAATATAGTAAATAAATTATTACATTTTGATAAAATAACAGATATATATTTAGGTTGATATTTTGGAATTGAATCAAATGATAAAAATTTAAATAATAATAATAAATTAATAAAATGTTATGTATCACAACAAAAAAGGATTTATTAAATATATTGATAAAGAATTTATAAAAAAAGAATATAATTTTTTCAAAGTTATTACAACTCGTGCATTATTTCGTGGTAATAGTGGATTTGGAAATATATTTATTGGTCTTGCTGGTAGTTATATATCATTTAAAACCGATGATAAGATAGAAGCACAATCTTTATTAAGTTATATGAAATGTAAATTACCTAACTTTATTTTATCATTAAGAAAAATATCACAAGATATTAGTGAATCTACATGTAAATTACCACCATTAAATAAAGAATGGAATAATGAGAAAGTATATAAATATTTTTAATTATCGAAAAATGAAATAAAATTAATTAAAAATACTAAAATTATAGGTTATAAATAAAAATGCATATATTATATATTATTAACAAATAATTGTATTATAATGGGTTTATGTTTTAATAAAGATAAAATTAAAAAATTTGTTAATAAACAAAAAAAAGAAGAATATTATAATAAAAGAGTTAATATGTTTATATTAGGTAATTATAAACCAATGGCTGTTTATCATGGTAATAAAGATTTTTATAATAATCAAGATATTATTATGGGATTAAATTCTTGTTGTATTAATGAAATTCATATTGCATTAGGAATTAATCCAAATAGATTAATTTTAAGTCATATCAAAATAAAGAATAATATTAAATATAAAGATGAAAGTTTTCATATCATGTTATTATTAAATGAAATTAATACTATTGATGAAATTACACAATATAATATATATAATGCTATACAAGAATATATTATTATAAATAAAAAAGAACCTAAAAATGATGATTTTATAATTGCTACATAATTATTATATTTATTAATATAATGTATATTTACGGTAGTATTGGTTATACTATATATAAAAACTGTAATAATAAAAATATAATAATATTTTCTGATATGCACGATAATTTACAACAATGCAAAGATAATAATTATATTAATATATCTACATGGTTAAAAAATAAATTAAACACTAGCAAAATATTATTAGAGGAAGTTAATAAAAATAATATAATTTTAAAAGAATTATGGGGTAATGCTAAACATACACAAGAATTAAAAAAATTATATTTTGAAAATTCAGATAAAATAATACCTGTTGATATAAGATATATATTAATACCTTTTAGTATTGAATTATATATTAATGATAATATTAATATTAAATTATGTAAATATATTAAAGATATTAATAATTTTTTTTCTTTAAAATTAAATATATTAAAATTAAATTGTTATAATTTAAAATATCTGATTAATAATCAGATTGGAGATCATTTTTTATTTATAAAAAAAAATTATAAAAAATTTATTATAAAATATAAAAAATTTTTAAATAATAATTTATATGATTTAAATATTTTAGAATTAATAAAAGATATTAATATTTTATTAGATAATATTATGGAATGGTATATATGTGCATGTTTATTTGAATATAATAATAATTCTATTATTATACATGTAGGGTTAGCACATTCTGAAAAAATAATATATTATTTAAATAATTTTTATAATTGTTTTTATGAAAAAGAATATGGTATTAATAAATTAATAAATAGTAAAAATGGAAATGAAAATGGATGTTTATTTTTACCTATTAAATATAATATATTATTTTAATATCTAATTATATAATAATTAATGTATTATAATATTGAAAATTTTTCTACTCTAATTAGTGTGATAAAAAATAGTGATAATGTAATTGGTGCTGCAACTGCAATAAGTAAGGCTGATAGCTCACTATTAAAACTAGTTAAAAATAATGTTATAAATGAAGGTACAATTAAGGCGGCCACAGAAATTGTTAATAAATCGGAAACACTTGCAAAACAAGCTAAACAAAATGCTGATGTAATTAATAATACATTAGTATTAAATAAAGACAAAATTAAAGCTGCAATTACTAAATTAGAAACTGTAAAAAATTTAAAAACTGCACAAGCAACAGCACGAGCTAAAGCGACTGCTGACGCAGTAGCTAAAGCTTTACAAGTTAAAATTGCAGCTGAAGCAGCTGAATCAGCAGCAAAAATAGCGGATGCAGCTAGAGCAGCTAAAGCAGCTGAAGATGCAGCAAAAGCAACTAAAGCAGCTGAAGATGCAGCAAAAGCAGCACAAGTAGCTGAAGATGCAGCAAAAGCAGCACAAGTAGCTAAAGATGCTGCTAAAGCAGCGGAAGATGCAGGTAAAGCAGCTAAAGCAGCTGATGAGGCAGCTAAAGCAGCTAACGCAGCAAATAAAATAGATCTACCTAATGGAGTAAATAAAATAGATCTACCTAATGGAGTAAATAAAATAGATCCTGATGCAGGTAAAGCAGCTGAAGATGCAGCTAAGGCATCAAATAAAATAGAGCTACCCACTAATGTAGCAAATAAAATAGAGATACCCACTAATGCAGTAAAGAAAATAGATCCATCCACTAATGCAGTAAAGAAAATAGATCCATCCACTACTACAGTAAAGAAAATAGATCCACCCCCTAATGCAGTAAAGAAAATAGATCCACCACCTAATGCAGTAAAGAAAATAGATCCACCCCCTAAGGGAGCGCGACAGATAGATCCAGATGCCGTTAAAGCAGTTAAATCAGCAAAAGAAGCAAAAAAAGGAAATTTAATATTAGAAATATTAAAAAAAAATAAAAAATTATTATTTGCAGCTTTAGGATTAGGTGGTGCCGGCATTTATTTTTTATTAAAAAATAAATATGGGAAACCACCTGAATGTATGAGTACAGATGAAATAAATGTTGCAAAAACTAAATATCAAGATTTATTACAAGATTATCAAAATAAAATAAAAAAAATGAGTGATTCAGATCCATCACTTATAATAAATCCAAATGAGTATACACCACAAGCACTATTAAGTAATGAAGATTATCAAATATATATAAAATCTTTAAATTGTGATAAATATGATTGTTCACATTTTGATAATGCTACTATAGCAAAATATGAAAAAATATATGATGCTGCATTAGCAAAATATAAAATAAATAATCCAAATGTTGATGATCCAGAAGCATCCGATATATTAGAAGAAAATGATTATATCAATTATATTGTAGGAACAAATTGTAAAAATAAAAAAACAGAATTAGATAATACATTACCTGATACATTACCTGATACATTACCTAATACAAATACACTACCTAATACAAATACACTACCTAATACTAATGATATTTTAGCTATTCCATCTACTATAAATTTATTTAATATAATTGGTATAGTAATATGCATAGGTATATTTTTATTTATATTATCTACATTATTTAGTAAATAAAAACAAAAATTTATTAATTATATAAAATAATTAATAATATTATATAAATTAAAAAAAGAATGATAATAAATATATACAAAATATTATTGGTATAATATACCATACATATGGTATATATTCTTCTGGAATACCTAAACTTTTTAAAATACTATTTGCAACAGAAGTCATACCAGTTCCAGCTACATCAGCCAGTGCACCAGCTATAGGTGCTAATTCCTCTATACTTTTTTTACCTAATTCTACTAATGCATCTGAAAATGATATACCATTAGTTATCGCATAAATTCCAACACCAGTAGCAAGAATACCAACACCAGTTAATTTTTTATTTTTTTTAGCAAATTCTATAAATTTAGATAAATTTGCTTTACCCATTTTCTCACCATCCGTAATTAATGTTTTACTTTTTTTAGCGAAATCGGTAATTGTACTTGCTTGTTTTATACCTTTAGCATTATTAGCTGCTTTAGCTGCATCTTCAGCTGTTTTAGCTGCATCCCCAGCTTTATCCCCAGCTTTAGCTGCAGTCCCAGCTTTATCCGCAGCTTTAGCTGCAGCCGCTGCATCCGCTGCTTTAGCTGCATCAGCTGCTTTCGCTGCATCAGCTGCTTTAGCTGCATCAGCTGCTTGTCTTGCTTTCTCAGCTGATTGTGCTGCTTGTCTTGCTTTTTCAGCTGTTCTAGCAGCATCAGCTGCTTGTGCTGCTTGTTTCCCGGCTGCTGCTGCTTTTGCTGCCTCCGCTGCATCATCACCTTTTTTACCTGCCTTTAATATATCACCCATATCGAATGGTTCAATATTATTTACTGTAGTGAATGGTTCAATATTATAATCATTTTTAAATTGTTCAAATTTACCATATGTAGAATTAATACTTAGATCATTTTGTTCAATATTTTCATTTGATTGTAAATAATACATATATATTAAATTAGATTAGATTTTATAAATAATTTATTTATTATATTTTTTATTTAATTCTGTAATTTCTAATGCTGTTAAATTATGTTTTTTTATATTTTTATCTTCTGTATCATATAATATATTATCAGATTCATTTGAATCATTTTGAGTTTGAACTTTATTTTTTAATTGAAAGTTTTTAATAATTTTATCTTTATGTTCATCTGATTGTTTAAATTTATTTATATTATTATTAAATATTTCTTCTAAATTTTGTTGTTTTTTTATTTGTTGTTCTATAATATTTTGATATAATTTAAATTGGTCAATTATTTTGTTATTATTATTATCAATAATATTTAATCTTGCATTAATTAATTCTAATTCATTATTTTGTTTATTATTATTTTGTTTATTATAAATATTGAAATAATAATATAATAAAATTAAACATGTTATAAATATTAAAATATAATATTTATAATTATTATATATACAATATATTGTATCATTAACATTATTAGTATTAGTATTTATATCATACAAATCAATATTTTCAATATTCAAACTTTTTTTTAATTCATTAATATCATTATTCATATATAAAAATTATAAAGATTTTTTTTATAATTAAACACATTTTAATTAATTTAATTAAATTCTCTAATTAATTAAAATTAAAAATATATATAATATTATATTATATGGAATATATTTTAATAATAATAATCATAATTTTAATTATTATATTATTATTTAATAATAATATAGATAACTGTTATAATGTTGACAAATTTAATAATGTTGATAATATAAATATAGAAAAATTTACTATTATTGATGATATTAATAATGATCCAGAAATAATTGCAATTAATAAAGAAATTTTAGATACACAAAACATCATTAATGCAACCGAAAAAGAATTACAAGAGGCTACAAAAAAAGTAATAGCAACTCAACAAGATTTAGATGATGATAAAGCTAATATTATATTATTAAATAATAAATATAAATTATCTCAAACAGAGATTCATAATAAAATGTGTAATAATTCAATACCACCGTGTAATGCAGGATATATAAAAGACATAGTAACTGATCCACAAGATAGTAAAAAAGCATATGAATGTTGTTTTATTGATCCTAATAGAAATGATCCTAAACAAATTGATACTGCATTAGGTATAGTTAATAATATAGTACAAAATATGTTAGTTGGAGAAGCTAGAGATGTTGTAGTAAAACTAGCAGATAGAGCTTTAAAAAATCCTGGAAAGGGTGTGCAATTAGGTGAACGTGTAGCAACAAAAGTAGGTACTGTATTACAAAAAATAAAATCATCAGGAAAAATAGGAAAACTATTAGTAGATAAAACAACTAAAATTATAAGCAAATTTAGTTCTAAATTTGCAGCAAAAATTCAGCAAGTTATTATACAAAAAACAGGTCAAAAACTTGCTACAAAATTGGGTGGGATGGCTGCTAAATCAGTAACAAAAGCAGGAATGGGTCCAATTGGTTGGGCAATGTTGGCTTTTGATATATTTTCATTTGGTTTAGATATGGCAGATCCAGGTGATTTTGATAATTTGACATCATTAAAAGAATTAACTGATGCAAGAGATAAAACATTAGATGAATTTAAAAATAAAATGTTAAAAATATATCCTGGAATTAAATTTCCAATTATTTATGGTCCACTAGCAAAACTATCAGATGCAGAAATTATACAAAAAAAAAATAAATTATTATCAGATATAACATATCAATATTATGAAGAATTATTAACAACCCCAGCATATGTTAATGCAACCCATACATTATCAGAGTTAGAACATGATGAATTATTAAATAAAATAGCTGATAGATTAGAAAAAAAATTAATGAGTGATCCAAAATATGAAGAAACTATTATGGGAATATTATGTAATCAATTAAATGGTATAACAATAGATGGCGAATGTTCCTATAAAAATAGAACAGATTGTGATAAATCATATGATTGGGATAAAATGGTAAAAGCAATTAAAAGTGCTACTAAAACGACAACAGATGCATCCGCTAAAACAGAACAATATGTAGAATGGAAAAAAGATAGATGTATTATAACAGATCCAACTATAAGAAAAATATGTGATGATAAAAATGAAGAACAGAATCAAGCTAATTTAAAAGCATTACCATCTTTAAGATTAACATATAATTATGATAATCAAGTGTGCAATATAACTAAAGATTATTGTACTTATAAAGGAATGGATTACATAACAAATAAAGAGGGTTTAGGTGATTGTAAATTAAATTTAGGACAAAATATAGGTGAAATGTTATTTGGTACTACTGTAATAAGAGGATTACGATCATTATTTGATAAAAATAATTATGGACCATGTAATGAGGGAGATTTTGATTTAGATTTTGAAAAATTACCAGATCCGATACAAAAAGTATTTAATGTAATAGATAAAATTTTAAATATGGGTTCTAAAATACTACCTGGAAGTATATTTACTTTTTTACAGACAATGAAATTATATATATTTAATTTTAGTGGTTTATTATGTTTTAGATTTAAAGGAAATTGTCCTAACGGTTTTGAATCTGGTGCATTATCATTAGACAAATTACCAATAAAACTACCAAATATACCAAATTTACCATTCAATACTGGAGATTTACCTAATGCGATTGGATTATGTTATCCAAAATGTAAAGATCAATTTACAAGCGATGGTTTTAGTATATGCTCTAAGCAGTATCCAGGTAGAGAAGGTAGATTTGGTAATACTGCATATCATCTTGGAAAAGATTCTTATAGTGAAATAGGTATTTCTAAATCAACTTTTGGAGTATGTAATGATGGACAAGAAGAAGTAACTAGAGGCGCTGCATTATGTTATAATAAATGTAGACCAGGTTATAATTCTGCATTAGGTGTGACTTGCTGGAGACAATGTACATCAAATCAAGTAGAGGTAGGTGTATTATGTAGAGATAAATGTAAACCTGATTATAATGACATTTTAGGAGTATGTTGGGCTAAAAAATGCCCTCCAAATTCAGATGCAACAACCCTTGGTATGTGTATGGAGAAATGTAGAGATGGTTATACTAATAATATAGGAGTATGCTGGGCAAATAAATGTCCTGCAGGTTCCTTTACAACAACTGCAGGTATGTGTATGGACGAATGTAGAGCTGGTTATAAAAATGTCCTAGGTGTATGTTGGAAAAATTGTGAGCAAGATCGGCGTGATGATGGTACAGCATGTTGGAAAGATTTTCAATCATATGGAAAAGGTTGTTGTTGCACAAAATATGGTTGTTGTAATGTTAAATGTAAACCTGGTTTTCATGATGATGGTGGCTGTATGTGTCAAAAACATGCCGATAAATATTATAAAGATAAATATATAGCACGATCAACACCATTACCATCATATCCACGTAGGTCATTTAAATTAGATTCATATGTAAATGGAACAATTACTAGAGATTCTTATGGTAATGGTGGAGGAAATCCAAAAAAATGTCCACCATCTCATCCAGATGAATCAACTGCAGGATTATGTAATAAAAAATGTAAAGCCGGATATAGATGGGTTGGTGGAAAATGTTGGGAAGATTGTCCTATAGGTTCAAAAGATATTGGTCTCTTGTGCGAGAGAGAATCATATTGGCGAGGTATGCCAATTCCAAAATTTGGAGTTTATTTTAAGACAAGAAAAATACCATTTGGTAAAAAGAAAGATTAGAAATAATTTAAAAAACTAATACCAATAATTTCACATTTAGTAATATTAATATGAATAAATAAATCATATTTTAAATATTTAAATAATTCATCATTATTAATTAATTCAATTATAGTATTATTAAAATTATACTGATTTAAAAATTTTATTAATTCGTCATATGATGTATTAATAATTTTGATAATTAATATATTATTATTACTTATTACAATATTATCAATATTATCAATTTTATTAATTTTATTAATAATATTTAAATATTCTTTATCAATTATATATTCAAATATAATATACCAATTATAATTTAATAATTCATCCATTTTTAAAATATTCATATCAATATTATTATCTTTAATAAAATTATTATTAATAACTTTATCTAAATTATTTATTAATGTATCAACATTACAATCATTTGTTAAAAATTTATAACTTGTTTTAACTTGTTTTAAATTATATAATATTTTATTAATATTATTATATGATATATCATAAGTATTAATATTTAATTCCATTAATAAATCAAATTCAATAGGTACTACTTTCTTTAATTCAATATGATAACCTTCATTATAATAATCACTATGAAAATAAATAGAATTATTAAAAATAGATTCATATAAATTAATATAAAATGATATTGCATATACATTATATTTATCACGTGTAATAATTTTATGTAAATATTTTGATAAAGTATCTACATCTATAAATAAATTATAGTAATTATTTAATATATTAATTATTTTTAATATATTAGTATAAAATTCTTTTTGATTAATATCAATATCATTAAATATATTATTAATATCTTTACCATGTAAATATAATTTTAATATATATTTACTATCAATATATCCAAATTCATATACAATATATTTATTTAATGTTTCTTTTATATTTTTCAATAATATAATTATTTTTTTAGATAATTTTAAATTATCTAAATAATTATCAATACTATTTATTTTATTAGTGGTAGTTTCTAATTCCAAAAATTTAGTATAATTATATGGATTTATAACTATATCTTTATTATTCATTATATTTAATTATAAAATAAATAATATAATTTATTTATATTATAATTTTATTAGTGTCTATTTAATAATATTATCTATATTAAATATAATATGAAAATTTTTATAATATTAATATTAATAATATTATTAATAAGTGTACCTATATATTGTATCATGATCAATAAAGAAAACAAATATACATTAATAATTGGTCCATCTGATTATTATTATATAACTAAAATAAATAAATATTATAATATGTATAAATTATATATTAATTTATTAAAAGAATTAAATATAAATACTAAAATAAATAATAATTTATTATATAAAATACGTAAAATATACAATAAACCTATTATATATTGTATTAAAAAAAAGAATGATGTATATAGAAGTGAATTATATTTTTATCATAAATTATTATTACCATATAACTCACCCAATTCTGAAAATATTAAGATCTCAAAAAAAAATATGATTAATATTATAAATTTAATTAAAAATAATGATTATATTGAAACAATTAATAATATATATAAATTATTTGATTCTATTCATCTTTTTTCAATAGATATAGATAATATAGATAAAATAGATATTTATACATTAGTAAATATTGGTTTAGAACAAAATAACAAAAAGATGATAGTTTATCATCCAGGTGCCGTATCTTATGATTTAATTACAAATAATGTATTAATTAAAACTGTATATTTTTCATATTTAACATATAAAGATCTTCAAGAATCTTTATTAAAAGAATTTGGTAAAAAGTTTGAAACTAATATTAATAATATATTAAAAGATATGAATGAAATTGCAATAAATCCTAAAAGAATTATATATCATTACAAATTTAATAAAATAGGTATATATTTATTAGGAGTTAATTATGATAGTTTTACTTTTTTTATAAAAAAATATAATTATTTAAATGCATTTAATGATGAAGTTTATAAATATTTAACGTATGATATTGTTATTAATTATGATATTATTAATTTTACACTTACTGAAACTGGATATTCTAATTATTTTTAATTAAGGGAATAATTATATAATAATATTATGGGATTAGATAGATTTACTAATTTTTTATTAAAATCAATAAATAATGAAGGAATTGAAGAAATTAATATTAATGATGATGATAATTATAATATTAAAAAAATAATAGCAAATCATATTATATTTGATATACATTTTTTAATATATCAAGAAATTTTAGAAATAGAAAATGAAATTAATGATATTATAAAAATAATATTGTCATTATCATCAAATTATGATAATTTATTAGAAAATTTAATTAATATAATACTAAATCAACCACATTGGAAATTATATTATTTAGAAAATATATTTGATGATGTAAATGAAACAGAAATAATTAAAAATTTTTTAAATTATTTAGTACATAAAGATGATAATAATTTATCAATATTAGAATTAATTATTTTTGAAAAAATATTAAATACTATAGTTAAATATATTAATAATATTCATTATATAGATATAATTCAAAATATTTCAATCTTTTTTGATGGTATTCCTTCATTTTCAAAAATTATAGAACAAAGAAAAAGACGTATTAAAAATTATTTAGAATCAAATGAAAAAAAACAATTATATAAATTATATTTTGATAATTTGTATTCTAATAATTGTAAATTAATTGATAAATTAATATTTAATTTTAACAAATATATTAATATTGATGAAAAATATAATAATTTAACATTTGATTATTTAAAATGGATTAAATATAAATATAATGTTAATAAATCATTTGGTCCTGCATCAAATTTTATGAAAAGATTAGAAATTTTTTTAGATGTAAAATTAAAATTAATATTTAATAAAATTAAAATATATATTAATAGTTCAAATGAAAACGGAGAGGCTGATATAAAAATATTTAAATTTATAGCATTAAATGAACAAATATATGATTATTGTATACATACTACTGATTCAGATTTTATTCATCAAATATTAATTCAACAAATTTATTATAACATTATTAATAAAGATTTATCATTAAATGTTATTAAATATATTAAAAATACAAATTTATATTATATACAAATAATTGATGCAATCGTAATTATAAAACAAATATTATATTTATATTCTATTATTAATAATATTGAAACTAATAATTATAAAATAATATGGGATTTATGTTTAATATTTTATTTATTTGGGAATGATCATTTAGTATCATCCATTGAATTAGGTCCCGAATTAGGATTAGATTTTTATTTAAAATGTCATTATAATGCATTAAATAAAAATAATATTATTAATTTAAAAAAAAATCAAATAATGATTGATATATATCAATTATCTAATTTTTTAATAGAAATTAATAAAACTAATAGTATTAATATAACAAAAATTATATTACAAAGATATTTTAAAATTAATATTAATTTTATTATTTATTTAACTGAAAATTTAAAATTAAATTATTATGAGATTTTAGATATATTAAAACATTATATTATATACAAATCAAAACAATTATCATTAGAAGAATTAAATAAATTAGATGAAGATGATTTAAGGAAAAAATTAAATAATGAAGACTATGATAAAATTAAAATAAATAAAATATTAAATAATATTTTATTATTTGATGAGAATATTTCTTTTGATGAAATACAATATATGGGATTATTTTTATATAATAAACCTTATAATATGACTAATGATAATTATTCAGATTTATATAATATTATACAAGATAAAGCTACTAATAATATTTATAAATTATATCCAGAATATTATGATCATATTGATTTAAATGAACATTTAAATTTATTAAATAAATTAAATAATAATGAATTAGTATTTGATACACATTTATATATTAAAAAATTATATCATTTAATTATTACTCAGTTTGGTGACATGAAAGAATATTATTCTGATAATATAACATATTATGATTGTAATAATGCCCCTACTATTAAAGATATTATTAATAATATATCATCTTTATCAAATAAATTATTATTGAAAGAAATTAAAAATAATAATATTAGCAACCATTTATATATTAATAATATTAATCATCATTTATTAATATCACCTTTTATTTTTAATTATAATTTATCAAAAGAATTATTATTTATTATTAATGAATTAAAATGTATTAATAATTTATGGATTATTAATAATAATATTAAAGATTTTAAATTTAAAAAAATAAATATAGGACACTTTTTAAAAAAATGGGAAGATATAATAAAAATTATTCATAAAATAGAATTAACTAATTTATATATTGATATATAATTTAAATTATTTTTTATTATTATAATTATATATTATATAATTATAATTAATGAATAAATTAGATTTACCAATTTATGATAAAAAACAAATTTATGGAGGAATTTTATCTAACAATATAAAATATATACTAATACAAGATAATAATTTAGATAAATCATATATATCAATATCTATTAAGAGTGGATCATATAATAATCCTGAAAATTGTGAAGGATTAGCGCATTTTTTAGAACATATGTTATTTTTAGGCAGTAAAAAATATCCTAATGAAAATTATTTTTCAAATAAATTAAATGATTATAATGGTTATTCTAATGCATTTACTAGTAATTTTTATACTACATATTTTTTAAATATTAATAATAAAGGTTTATTAGAAATATTAGAAATTTTTAGTAGATTTTTTATAGATCCTTTATTTAATGTGAATATGATACAAAAAGAAATTAATGCAATTAATAATGAATATTTAAAAAATATTAATAATGATATGTGGAAAATGGAACAATTTATATATGATATATCTAATAAAAAAAATTTTTTTACTACAGGATCATTAGATACTTTAAATAAACCTAATATTAAAGAAGAATTAATTAATTATTATAATAATTATTATAATTCTGATAATATATCAATATGCATTGCATCGTCATTATCTATTAAAGAATTATATAATATTATATTAAATACATTTGGTATAATAAAAAAAAAAGAAAGTAAAAAAACAAATATTATTAAACCATTATTTAATAATACATTAAATATATATCATTTAAAATCAATATCAGATATATATAATTTAATTTATGTATGGGACTTACCATCTATAACAAATTATTATTATAAAGATTTTGGTTTACTTGAAAATTTACTATTAGATGCTTCAAATACATCATTATTTTTTAAATTAGTAAAAAATGGATTAATAAATAATATTGATATATTAAATTATAATGAAGAAGGTATATTTGTTATTATATTTCAATTAACTGAACTAGGTTATCAATCTATATCAGAAAATATAATACAAAAAGAATTATTTAAATATATTAATTATATTATTAATTTAGATTTACATAGTTATGGTTTATATTATGAAAATATTAATAATATAAAATTTAAATATTTAAATAATATAGATATAACTGTTTTATGTAATAATTTATCTAAAAATCATAATTATTATAATACTAAAGATTGTTATTCAGGATTATTTAATAATTTTAATATTAAAACAACAGAAGAATATAGAACATTATATAAAACTTTTATAAATGATTCTAATTATAAAAAAATTATTCAAGCTCCATATTTTATTTTAGATGAATCTAAATATATTAAAAATAATTATTATGATAATGAATATTGTATATTAACAATGGAAAATATTTTTTTTAAAGATATTAAATTAGATAATCATAAATATTATATATGTAATAAAAAAATAAATATAAATCCAGTTATTATAAATAATTTAAATGAATATGAAAAACCAGCATTAATTAATAATAATCAATGGTATGGATGTATATCTAGATTTAATGAACCAATTATTAAAATATGGTTAAAATTTAATGATCATAATAAATTTAATACTCCTAATAAATATATTTTATCATTAATATCATCTAATATTATTAATTTACTAGTATCTACATTATTATATGAAGAATTAAAAATATTATTATCATTTGATTTTATTGTTAATCCAATATATGCATCTTATTATATTATAATTGAAAGTTATAATGATATTGATAAATTAAAAATTATATTGAAAAAAATATATTTTATTTTTACTAATTTAGATAAAATAGTTTTAAAATATTTATCTAAAACGTTTATACATAATAAAATTAATGATTATAAAAATATTTTTAATAATATAAATTATTTAACTGCATGGGATTATGAAGAATATATATTTAATATAAATGTATATAATTATTATTATCATAATACCATATTATTAAAAGAATTAAATAATATTAAATATAATGATGTTATATGTTTTATAAACAAAATATTTTATAATAATATTGTTACAAGTTTTTTATATGGTAATATATCTTTTGATAATATAAATTTATTAAAACAATTTCATTTATTAAATATTAATAGATTAAATTTTCATTATATTTCATCTACAATTAAATTATTTAATGATATTATATATAAACATCCAAATATTAATGAAGATTCAAAATGTATAACATATTATTATAAAATAGGTAATTTTAATCCTAAAATTAATTTATTATTATTATTATTTAATAATATATATAATACATTATTTTATAATATTTTAAGAACTAAATATCAATTTGGATATCTGGTACAAATGTATTATAAAAAAATTAAACAATATTATTTAATATATCAAAAAATACAAACAAATAATGATATGGAAATTGTTAAACAAAAAATTGAAGAATTTAATTTAGATTTAATTAATTATTTAGAAACAATTGATATTAATACATATATTAATATATTAAAAGATGAACTAAAAATGAAAGATTATTCAATTGATCAATCTTATAATAAATATGTATATGAAATTAATAATCATGAATTTTTATTTAATAAAAATAAATTAATGTTGAATTATATAGATAAAATAAATAAAAATGATATCATTAATTTTATTAATACTTTTATTAATAAAGAAAATAGATTTATTATTATTATTAATTAAATTGATATTATCGTATGTTAATATATAATTAAATAAAAATTGAGTATTTTTTAATATAATAATATATTAAATATTATTGAAAAAACAATGACATTATTATTTGATCAATTAAATCAAATTAATCTAGAAATAATAAAAATTTATAAATCAATTTATCCAGATCAAGATATAGAATCTAATGAATCATTTGTATCATTACAATTAAATATACAAAAACTTTATAATATATTTGTTAAAAATATTGAACAAAATACAATTATGTATTCTCAAATTTACCCATATATAAATCAATTAAATATGCAGCATTCACCATTATGTCAGCATCATCCTGCTAATATGCAGCATTCACCATTATGTCAGCATCATCCTGCTAATATGCAGCATTCGCCATTATGTCAGCATCATCCTGCTAATATGCAGCATTCACCATTATGTCAGCATCATCCTGCTAATATGCAGCCTACAATGTATCCTACTATGCAGCCTAATATACAACCAGTTAATATGCAGCCTAATATACAACCAGTTAATATGCAATCAGTTAATATGCAGCCTACCATGTATCCTACTATGCAGCCTAATATACAACCAGTTAATAT